TGATACAACTTTTATTATGGACAGAACGCCCGGATGGCAAGCCGCAAAAGTTTTTGATAGGTTGCGTGGAGCAACAAATTTAGTATATTCAAATACTACAGGTGCTGAAGTATCGGATGTTTACACATTAACTAGTTTTGCAAATCAAACAGGTTATGTTTTAGGGTCTGATGCAGATAACTATGATGTTAATGTATCAGGTAGTTCTTATATTAACTGGAACTTTGGACGTGCGCCATCATTTTTTGATGAGGTTTGTTATACAGGGACGGGAGCCAATACAACGTTTACACATAATCTTGGTGTAGTTCCTGAGTTGATGATTGTAAAGAGTAGGTCTGCGGCTGGTAATCAATGGGCTGTTTATGCCGCACCTTTGGGTAATACAGATGTAATTTACTTAAACAAAACTGATGCTACATCATCTAATGCATTTGTTTGGAATAACACGACACCAACATCAAGTGTCTTTACCGTATCAATTGCTGGCGCAGTTAATTCTGCTGGCGCAACCTATGTTGCCTACCTATTTGCTACTTGTGCTGGTGTTTCTAAAGTTGGTTCATACACAGGTAACGGCACAACTCAAGCCATAGCGTGTGGCTTTACGGGTGGAGCTAGGTTTGTGTTAATCAAGCGCACTGATTCAACTGGTGGTTGGTATGTCTACGACACCGCCCGTGGTATGACGGTATTAACAGACCCCTATTTGTTTTTAAATAGCACAGCAGCAGAGGCCGCAACGCTTGGCTCAGTCACTACCACAACAGGTGGATTTACTGTAAATGCTGCAATATTGGCTGCAATCAATACAAGTTCAGCAACTTACATTTTCTTAGCAATAGCATAAGGACAAATCATGGAAATCAGAACACAAGACGGTCAAGTAATGTACGAATCAGAGTTTCGTGCATATACGCTTTCAAACGGTGGCCCAACATGGGACATCACAACGCCTGAGATTCTTAGCTCACTAGGTGCAAGCGTAGTCTTGGAAGGCCCTACTCCAACATTTACTCGTTATCAAGGGATTGCCCGTGATGGCGTAGAGCAAATAGATGGTCAATGGTTTACCAAATGGAAAATTGTTGATTTTGAAGATTCTGTAAAAACGGTAGTAGATGAGCAACAAGCAAAGTCTGTGCGTGAACAACGTGATACAAAGCTTAAAGATACGGATTGGACACAAGTTGCAGATGCGCCAGTAAACAAGACCACATGGGCAACATACAGGCAAGCACTCAGGGATTTACCTAAAGAAACAAGATTTCCTTGGGACATGATTTGGCCTACTGAACCATGAATGATACTGACAAAGATTTAGCTGTTCACGTTGCTGTCTGTGAAGAAAGATACCAACAAATAGCCAACTCTCTCAAAGAGGGGGAAAAGCGTATGGCAAAGATAGAGTATTTGCTTTATGGAGTGATGTTGCTTGTTCTTCTGGGGCCTAATGTGGCAGGTGAGTTTTTCAAAAAATTTTTAGGAATGTAAAAGGATAAATTATGGCTTTTTCTTCAGATCCAACTTTAAATGCACAATGGAATGCTTTGGCAGGACAAACAGGCGATGATGTAACTGCTCAACGTCAATTATTGGCTAGTCAAAATGAAGCCTATCAAACCAATCAAAACATAAAAAATTTGTTTAATCAAGGTCAAACAGGTTTAACTAATTTTTTAAATCCTCCTCCAATACAAAGTTATCCCACTGATTCAAGTCAAACAGGTTCAACTGGTTTTCCAACAACTCCTCCACCAATAAATCCTTTAAGAGATATGAGAGGTGGTCAAGATAATGATATGTTGTATCGCCCACAAGGGCCTTACACATCAGAAGGTACACCTATACTTACAAGTGTTACACCACCTCCACCAATAAGTCCTTTAAGAGATATGAGAGGTGGTTTTGATAATGATATGTTATATGGCCCACAAGGGCCTTTCACATCAGAAGGTACACCTATACTTACAAGTGTTACACCACCTCCACCAATAATTCCTTTGGTGGATACAACAAATATGTTGCGTGATGATGTGTTATATGGCCCACAAGGGCCTTACACATCAGAGGGTACACCTATACTTACAAGTGTTACACCACCTTCACCACTTGCAAGTATGTCTGCAATGCAACAACCACAGGCAATGCAACAACCACAGGCAATGCAACAACCACAAGCAATCCAACAAGCACAAGGTTTTGCACAAGCACAAGGTTTTACAAGTCAACCTTCTGCCAATACCACTTATGATCCAACAAAAACAATTGGTGATCAAATCAAAGCATTAACTAGTGTTGCTGATAAACAAGCATTGATCAATCAATATGATTCATATCAAAATGTACAAAAAGTGTTTGGGATAACTGACCCAACTCTTTTAAAAGAAATATCACAATATCCAAATTTATCTGCAAAAGATGTTAATAATTTAGCAAGAATAGCAAAGGCTACAAATCCAGAAAATTCTGTGGCTATTATGAACCAACTTTACAAAGGGCAATATAAAGATTGGACACCTTATATGCAATCTTTATTATTGGCTAGTGATGCAAACTCAATAGCACCAACTGCTGAAGATTTAAAATTTGTTGCAGATAGAGCTAGAGCTAGTTCTAGTTCTATTCCAGTTCCTGTTTATAGACCTGCATCACAAAGCACAAATGCTATAGGGGATGTTTATTCATCAAAAATTAATCCAATAACAGATCAATATAATGATCAAAATGGATATGTCCATATTATTTCAGGCGGTAAAGAGTACACAATAAATCCTAATAGCAATAGGATTATAGGTTTTAACACCATCGATCACGACGATCCCAATTCTCTGTATACACAATATAACAAAAGAATGTTGGCGGGATTAAAAAATTAACAAATGGATCCAATCACCATTTTTGCGGCTTGTAAGGCGGCACACGCAGGAATCAAAGAATGCGTGGAGCTTTATAACGAGTTCAAAGAAGATGGTAAAGATTTATCAGGGATAGTCACCGACATCAGTCAGCATTTGGGTAAGTTCTTCACGCACAACGAAGAGTTCAAGGTTGCTGAGAAGGAGGCTCAAAAAGTTCCTTTACCCAAAAATATTTCCATCAATGAAGAAGCCATGAACAGGGTATTGCGTCAAGAGCAGATGCAACAGATGGAAACTGATTTAAGAGAGATGATTATCTATCAGGTAGGGATGCCAGGACTTTGGTCTAAGTTTGCTGATATGCGGGTAGTGGTGCAAAAAGAACGTGAGAAAGTTGAGCGTGAGCAAAAAAAGCCGTGGCAGAAGCTGCGTACAGACGTAGACTTCTTATTGAAAAGTACCAAGTACGGGCAACCGTTTGCGCTGCAATTTTGATTTTGGTGCTTGAGTTTGTTGGGTTGATGTACTATGTTCACAACGAGTATCAAAAGTCTAAGTATCATTTGGATTCAAAGTAATGTTTAGTTTATTCAACCCGTGGGTACTACTGAGTGTAATACTTACGATCACAGGAGCATATTTTTATGGTCACCACGCAGGATATAAAGAATGTTATGACGAGGCTGTGGCAAAGGTTGCAAGAGCTAATCAAGAAGCTCGTGCCAAAGAAACCGAGCTAAACGCCAAAGTAACTACAACCACAAATGAATTGAGGAAGGCAAATGATGAAGCACAGACTAAGATTTTCAAGCTTACTGCTGACGTGCAGTCTGGGGCTTTGCGCTTGTCAGTCCCCTTCGCCTCCAATAGTGTATGTACCGCCGACTCCACCAGAACTGCCAGCGGAGATTCAAATGCAAGAGCCGATCTTGACCCAAAGACTTCTCAAGATCTTATCAACATCACAGCAGACGGTGACAAGGCCATCCTCGCACTCAACGCTTGCATATCCACCTACAACCAAGTAAGAGAAACTCTCAAGGAGAAGATAGATGATTAAACTAACCACACCGTTAATTGTTTTAGCTTTGGTAGGGTGCGCCTCTACTGACTACACAAAATACTCAGAAACTCAGGTGGCAATAGCTCGCTACAAAGCTGAATCTGAAAAAGCTAGGTACGCTGTATTGGCTGAGATTGTTAAAAAAGGTGACCCTACAGCCTCGGTTGCGGCGGTTATGTCGATGCAAATGGGTATGAATGCCCCCCAAGAACAACGCCTAGAGGCTCCTAGAAGCTCAGGAGATGATGCTCTTAAATGGGCTTCTTTGCTGATTCCTTCTGCTGTTCAAGGTTTTGGTATTTACGCCAACGCCAAGGTAGCCACAACCCAGTCTAACAACGCCACGACTACTGCTTTGAGCACAAACTCTACGTTTGCAAGCATTGCCAACACAGGGTCTAACAACCAAGCAAGTATGTCCTCAAATGGTAATTCAGCAATTACAAGTGTGGCGAGTAACGCAACAACAGCTCTGTTTAACATGGGCAACAGCTCCAATACAGCTCTAACAAGCATGGGCAATAGCTCCAATACCGCCCTGACAAGTATGGCTAACAACGCCAACACAGCTTTGTCTAGCATGGCAACAAGCAACGCAACCAACATATCGACTGCTTTGACCAATCAAGCAACAGCATACAATTCTTTGATTACCTCAGATTTAAATGCTTTGAACAACGCAGTTAATAAACTCACGATTGCACCTGTAGTCATCACAAACGGACTTATTCAGAAATGAAAGAGTTTTTAATCTTCATCCCCCCAATACTCTCAGTCTTGGTGGTGGTTGCATGGGTGTTAGTTCAATTTTTCTTACTCAACCATGTAATTGACGCATCCATGAGAGAATTGGTTGCAAGGGTACTGGGCACTTTAGATGGTGCTTTGATGTTAGTACTATCTTATTATTTTGGTTCATCTAGTGGTTCACAAGCCAAAGATGACTTGCTTCACAAATCAAGTCCTACACCATGACACAACTTACACCCCATTTTTCTCTTGAAGAATTAACAGTAACTGACCACAGGGAGTTTAATAATGAACCTAATGACCTTGAAAAAAACAATCTTAAACGTCTGGCAGAGCTTCTTGAGCAAGTCAAAGGATTACTTGGCAACAAGCCAATTATGGTTAACTCAGCGTTTAGGTCAAAACAAGTTAATGACTCGGTGGGAAGCTCTGATCGTTCTCAGCATCGTGTGGGTTGCGCTTGCGATTTTCGTGTGCCTACTTTGACACCAAATGATGTAGTTAAAGCCATAATTGCATCAGACATACCATTTGATCAAATCATCAGAGAATTTGATAGATGGACGCATATAAGCATTCCAAATGAACCAAATGGGAAACCTAGAAGACAAGCATTGATAATTGATAAACAAGGCACAAGAGTTTATAGTTAATACAAAGGGAGTTAAATACTCCCTTTTTTTTCGTAAATGTGTCACATACTTTTACGACAATATGTTCATGAAAATCAAGCTCTTGGATAACATTGTTCATGAACATCTTTTAAATAAGATGCAAAAGCAATGCCTTCCCCAAGACGAGATATACGATGTATCTAAAGGCTATTGGTGGGGGGCTTTTGATGGAGATGTTTGTATTGCTTTCTGTGGGCTTGTACCTAGTACTCGTTGGGGCGATTGTGGTTATTTATGTCGCTCTGGAGTTATTAGATCGTTTAGGGGGAAAGGTATACAAAAGAAGCTTATTAAAGCAAGAGAACGTAAAGCACGCTCCTTGGGATGGAATTGGTTAATCACAGACACTACAGACAACTTTCCATCTGCAAACTCATTGATTTCATGTGGTTATAAACTGTTTGAACCTACCTTACCTTGGGGTGGGAAACTAACTCTCTATTGGAGAAAGCATTTATGAAGTTTTACAGCGACATGGAATTTATAACTCTCTTTGAGATGTTTAACAAAAATCCCACAATTATGGCTAAAAACCTTGGTCTTTCTGTCAGAGGGATACAAAGTAGAAGAAATAGGTTAGAGGCTTATTACAAAGAAAACATGGATACATTGGAGGTAAGGGATATGATTGCACCTAAACCACTAAGGGTAAACCTAGGTATAGAAAATGGCACAGTTATTGTATTTTCAGATGCTCATTTCTGGCCTAGCATCAAGACAACTGCATATAAAGGGTTAATTTGGGCTATTCAAAATGTTGAAGGATTAAAGGCTGTTATCAACAATGGGGATGCCTTTGATGGAGCCTCTATAAGCCGTTTTCCAAGAATTGGATGGGATAGTACCCCAAGCATTATTCAAGAGCTTAAAGCCTGTGAAATAGCCCTTGGAGAGATAGAAGACGAGGCCAAGAAGGTCAATCACAAAGTTAAGTTAATATGGCCTTTAGGTAACCATGACGCTAGATTTGAAAACAGATTAGCTAGTAATGCTCCTCAATATGAATTTGTTAAAGGGTTTTCCCTTAAAGATCACTTCCCTTTATGGGAGCCTTGTTGGAGCACTTGGATAACTGACAGCGTTATTGTAAAACACAGGTGGAAAGGTGGAATTCATGCAACTCATAATAACACTGTAAATGCAGGCGTTTCTATGGTCACAGGGCACTTACATAGCCTAAAGGTAACTCCATTCAATGATTACAATGGAACTCGCTTTGGGGTTGATACAGGGACTCTTGCTGACCCAACTGGGCCACAATTTGAGAATTATCTAGAAAACTCCCCTACAAACTGGAGATCAGGTTTTGTAGTGCTGACATTCCATCGAGGGCATATGTTGTGGCCTGAAGTAGTCAACGTAGTAGATGCCAAACACGTTGAATTCAGGGGCAAAGTGATCAAAGTCTAAATTTGTGTACACAAAAAAAGGGCATAAAGCCCCTTTTTTATCTATTGATGATAATGGTTGTGCCTTGACTGCCAATTACATCTTCCTCTTCTTCCTCGTCTTCTTCTTCCTCGTCTTCTTCCTCCTCATCTTCTTCGTCTTCTTCAATCTCTAGATAAGATTCATCTTTGTAGATTTCAACGATTTCAGCGATTGCATTCTGGATGTCAGAAAGTAAGTCAAAATCTGATGATTTCATCTCAATTTCGAGGTCAAGGGAAAAGTCTTCAACGGTTAATTCGTATTGCATGGAAAGCTCCTAGGATTGGTTAAAAATTATATTTTGGTCAATTTTTGTGACAAATCAAGCATAAAACTAGGCGTAAAAAAAATATATTGTCCTTGCTTCCCTCTATAACAGAGGATAAAATCAACGAATGCAATGGCTATAAAGGGCAATGAATGACTACGCCTTCCTATGTTTTAACTTACGATAGTTTGACTGCTCTGGTATTGCAATACTTAGAACGATCAGACCCTGCTGTAGTAAACTTTATTCCTACTGCCATCACAATTAAGGGAGCGTTATTATGACTGCACCAGTTGTTATGACATATGACTCTTTAGTAGACAATATCCAAGTCTATCTAGAGCGTACTGACGCTCAAACAATATCTTACATACCTACTTTCATCATGTTGGCAGAGCAAGTAATTGCTTCCCAAATCAAGTTTTTAGGTAATTTAAACGTATCTGAAAGTGCTTTTGTAGCCAATACAGCCATAGTAGCTAAACCAACTGATTGGCACAAAACTGTATCTATGAACGTCACAGTTAGTGGTTCCTCACAACCTATCTTACTCAGAAAGTACGAGTATCTTAAAGAGTACACACCCAATGCTACAACAGGCACTGGAGCACCTCTTTACTACTGTGACTATGACTACACTCATTGGTTTGTAGCCCCTACGCCTGACTCTGCTTATTCTTTTGAGGTTCTGTACTATCAGAGGAATCAACCATTGAGTTCAACCAATCAAACCAATTGGTTTACCATTTACGCACCACAAGCCATACTTTATGGTTCTTTGTTACAGGCCATGCCTTATCTGAAGAATGACGATAGAGTGCCTATGTGGAAAGCTCAATATGACCTGATCATGCAGACCCTTACCAACGAGGACAAGTTGCGTATTGCTGATCGTCAGGCAATCGCTGTGGATGCATAATGCCTTTTAGCACACCCTTTACTGGATCAGCAGGTAGCTTTACCTCACCCTTTACTGGTGATGTAATTCAACCTACAGACGTATCTTATTTGTCGCTGTCGTTGACTGCTAACACGCAATTACAGTGGCCTGTGAGTTCTAACGCCTCGGTACCGTATGCGGCTCGGATTATGGATGTCACCCCTACAGGTGCGTACAGTCTCTATATGCCCCCTGCCAATCAGACCTCTGTGGGTACAGATGCCTTTATTCGTAATCTTGGTGCTTCTACCATTACGATCAAAGATTATCAAGGCTTAAATACGATTACTACACTTACTAGTGGTCAAGCTAAGTATGTCTACCTAACAGCTAATCCAGACACTCAAGGCACTTGGGTATCTATTACCCTAGGGACAGGTACTTCTAGCCCTGATGCGTCAGCGTTGGCAGGGTATGGCCTCCAATCTCAATCTACTACTTTAAATCAGACGCATCCTGCTCAATCCATTACCAATGGATACACTTTCTTGGCTAGTGATAGGGCACAAACAAAGGTATGGAGTGGTGGAGCAGGCACAGTAACTCTTCCTTTAGCTTCTAGCTTAGGAAACAATTGGTTTTGTTTGTTTAAAAACAATGGAACTGGAACGCTTTCTATTGCTTGTAGTGGTGCAAACACTTTTGATACATTAACAACTAAGACATATGCTCCTAACGAGTCCTCATTTATTGTGTGCGATGGAACACAGTATATGTCTGTGGGTTATGGAACAAGCAATGTCTTTGTGTTTACTGCTTTGGTTTTTCCTGTTGTTGCAGGAACCTATACTCTTACAACGTCACAAGCTCAAAGTGTGATTCAAGAGTATGTAGGAACTATGACTGCAGATGTAACTATTGTGTTCCCTCCTGTGGTGAACTTATATGTTATTAGTAATCAAGCTTCAAACAATGGTTTTAATCTTAGGATTACCACTGGGTATGGAAATACTTACACTGTTCCTGCAGGCTCTCAAGTAACTGTTATTTGTGATGGAACTAACTTTTTTAATGCCAATACAGTGCAAGTTGGAGCTACTTCATTAAGTATTATTGATGGTACTGTTGGTACTCCTGCCATTAACTTTGCAAATGAAAATAACACTGGTATATGGAGACCTGCTACAGGGCAGTTTGGTATCTCTATTCAGGGGGTAAATAAATTTCTGCTGACAGCCAATGGAATACAGGCAGGGACATTCTAATGACAATGAAAAAAGTATTTGCCCTAGACACTGTAGCAGGCGTACAGCGTGATGGTACTGTCTTTGACAGAAACTTCTACACTGATGGTCAGTGGGTGAGGTTTCAGCGTGGCAGACCTAGAAAGATACTAGGTTATAAAGAGATTACTGCTTTTTTAGCAGGGCCATCTAGAGGTATTTATGTCAATCCACAAAACGGTTTTACCCAAATCTTTTCTGGATACAACAATGGTTTACAAGTCTTACCCATTAACAATGTGGGCATTGGAACTGGTATATCGGACTTTCTTTTGTATGGTTTCACTCCCAATAATAATAATCTTTGGCAGTTTGATACTTTCTTTGATGTTTCTGGCTCAGGTAATAACTTACTTCTTGCCCATGCAGGTCAAAATCTTGCAGAAATTGACAGTACGGTAGATACATCTCCTTTAGTAGGCCCAATCAATGGATACTTTACTCTTTTTAGTACCACTACTAGTGGTAGTGCTAGTGTTGTTCTTTCTGCACCAAATTCACTAGTTGTTGTTGGTTTAGCTGTTACAGGAACAGGTATTCCATCAAATACCTTTGTAGCTTCTGTATTAGGGTTGACAGTTACTTTGACCAAGAATGCTACTGCCTCTGGTACTGTGACTCTGACCTATACAAACTTCTCGATGTCAAAGATGGGTGTATTTACTCAAAATGTGAATACAACCAATGGAAGTACAACTGCTGTTATTGATTATCCATTTACCAATTCATTCATTATTGGATCAGGCCAAACTGTCACTGGCACAGGCATTCAAACAGGAACCACAGTGGTTAGCATTATTGCTAACACCATAACCTTGTCTTTACCTGCTACAGCCTCCACAGGTGCTTCTTTGGCAATCGTGGCAGTCACTGGCACAGCAGGTCAGTGCTCTTGTACTGCAACTACACTTAAAGTTGGTCAGTCAGTCTATGTGACTGGAACCAATACAGGTACCTCAACAGGTATTACTGCAGGAACCTATTACATAACTGTAACCAATGGAACAACAACATTTACTCTATCTAGTTCTTATGGTGGAACTGGAGTCACAACCACAGCAGGTACAACGACTGGATTAACTTTTACTCTAAATACTTCTGCTACATTAACTTTTGATAATAACTTAGCTATATCTGGTGGAATAGTTACTCTTCATCCATATATCTTTATTTATGGAAACGATGGGTTGATACAGAACTCTGGTGCAGGTAATGCTAACGACTGGGTTTCTGCTACTTCTAATGCTACAAACGTAGCTACAGGTAAGATTGTCCAAGGTTTGCCAGTTCGTGGTGGATCTAATGCTCCATCAGGACTGTTCTGGAGTTTGGATAGCGTTATTCGTGTTTCTTATACGCCTACTACGGTGACTGTAGGTGGTACTGCAGTATCTTTTTATTGGAGATATGACTTGATTACAAGTCAGTCATCAATTCTTTCTTCTCAGTCTGTAATTGAGTACGATGGTGTCTTTTATTGGTGTGGTGTAGATCGATTTATGCTTTATAACGGTGTGGTCAAAGAGATTGAAAACACCATGAATCAGAACTACTTCTTTGATAATTTAAATTATGCTCAAAGGCAAAAAGTTTATGCCACCAAAGTTACTCGTTATGGAGAAATATGGTGGTTTTATCCCAAAGGTGACTCTACAGAGTGTAATGATGCCATTATCTTTAATGTGCGTGAGAAGTGTTGGTACGATGCAGGCATAGCTGTGGGTTCACAAAGGTCAGCAGGGTACTTCTCTCAGGTCTTCCACTATCCTATCAATGCTGATTGGAACGTAAACCTCTCAGGAGGCGTTAATGGGTTTTCTATCACCAATGGTGGTTCAGCCTATACCAATGGTACTTATGTTGCTGTAAACCTTACTGGAGGCACTGGAACAGGTGCTCAGGCTATTGTGATTGTCACTGGTGGTGCTGTAACTACAGTCTACATAACTAGCCATGGTTATGGTTACTCAGTGGGTGATGTATTAAGTGCCTCTACAGGCTCAGGTACAGGGTACATAGGTACAACAGGTTCTGGCTTCCAAATGACCATTACCACCACCATGCAATTTGTTTCTCTTTATCAACATGAGATTGGAACAGATGCTGTTAAGGGTGGCAATGCTACAGCCATTTATTCTTTCTTTGAGACCAGTGACTTAGGATGGGTGGGAGGAGGCCCTTCGCAACCTCAACCTATAGGCCAAAACAATTGGTTAAGGATAGAGAGGCTAGAGCCTGACTTCATTCTTTCAGGCACCATGGACTTGTACATCACAGGTAGACCTTTTGCTCAGTCTACTGACTATGTGTCTGGGCCATACACCTTTGATCAAAACACGAACAAGATAGACTTAAAAGAACAACGAAGAGAGCTAAGACTTAGATTTGTCTCCAATGTCTCAGGTGGCAATTACCAACTTGGTAAGGTAATTGTGGGTGCAGATATTGGCGATGTAAGAGGTTATTAATGGCTACTAATGCTTTAAATGTTCAAGCCCTAATTTACGATCCTAGGTATCATGACTTCCAATCTTGGGCATCCTTGATGTGTGAGGCATTTGCTAGTAATCAGTTAGAAATACCTGATGACCAAACAGATTGGCAATCATGGGCTTTAGGAATGAAAGCAATTGACTTGTTTAACAACGAGGCTATTCCTTCGCCTTATGAGTTTGATAATTGGGATGAGTGGGTACAACAAGTAATTAACGCTTATCAACCGAGAACATAAATGGCAGAACAATATTCATCACAACAGATAGCTGATTACATCAAAGGTCTACAAGATCAAGGTGGGACTAATGCTGACATTGCCGCCGCAATGGATCAGTTTGGCGTATCTGTAGCTGATGTAGCTAATGCAACAGGTGTTGATCAAAAAGCAATTCAAGATGAATACAACAGGGTCACCAATACTACAACTGCACCTTTGAGTTCACCAGTTTACACTAGCCCATCTCAAGTGCTGAATGGATTGCAAAGTGGTGCATTAGATCAATCCAATGTTTCTGGTGCATTGCAACAAGTGGCAGAAGGAGATTTATCTACTAACCCATCTCCACTAAACCTTTTTTCTGACACAAGCAATAAAGCACCTACGACAGCAGATTCAATATGGCAAGACTCAAGTGATATTTTTAAAAATACTTATGACACCATTCAAACAGGTAAAGCAACAATAAAAAATGCTCTTGTTGATGATGGTGAAGGTTTTCTTGTAAACCAATTTGGATTGAGAGATGCAAATGGAAATTTGATAACAGATTATGTAATAAATCTTGGCAATAACATATATCAAATACCTTCAAGCTCAACTGGTGGAAACATGAACACATTTGTTTATGTTGACCCTAAAACTGGAAATGTACAACCTGTTTCTGATCCATCAACACAAGTTGTTTATAGTCCAGGAAACTCTGGATCATGGGCAAAAGGTGTTTTAAAAGACTTAGGCCCATTACCTGCTATTTTTGCAACGGTCACTGGTAATCCTGAGTTAATTCCATACATCAGTGCAGGTAGCACTGCGATCAATGGTGGGAATGTTCTGGATATTGGAAAAGCATTTGTACTTGGGAGTGCGGCTCAAACATTAGCTCCCATGGCAGGTGACTTTGTTTCTGGAGCAACAGGAAGCAATATTCTTGGTGGTGCTGTACAAAGTTTAACTTCTTCTGAAATAGGTAGTGGTGGCAAGGCTGATCCATTAAAGGCTTTGGTAAGTGGAGGTATTAGCTCTGCAATTCCTGCTGTTGCTAGTCAAGTTGAAGGATATAACGATTTAACCAAAGCTCAACAAGCAATGGTTAACAATGCTATTGCAGGCGTTTTAACTGGACAAAAACCATCACAACTTGCTATTAATATAGCAGTAGCATCAGCCAAAGCAACAGTTCAAGATTTTAAAGACACACAAGCTGAACAAGATGCAATAGATAAAAGTACAAACGCAAAATATACTGGGTCAATATCAGATTTTAATAGTTTACAGAACTCTGCTATTAATAACACAATTAATCAGCAAAATACATTTGATGCATCGGAAGCTTCTGATGTAATGTCTGCACAAAAAATGGCAGATGATGCAGGATATAACAAATTTACATTTGGTGGAAAAACTTATACATCCAATCCTACAAGCCCAACAGAAAATGTAGTTAATGATGCAATAACAAAAGATATTCTTAGCAGTCAAGTATTTGATGCAACTAAAAGCAAAACTCTTGATGATGCATCTAAAGTTGCTGACAATGCAGGTTACCATCAATTTACATGGAATGGAGACACTTATACAATAAGCCCTCCTAGCCCAACAGAAAAAGATGTTTTATCTGCTACAACTCCTACAGTTACAAAAGTAACTCCAAAGGCAACTAAACCAGTTAGTGAGTGGGATACCAATGCAGGCCCTAAAGCAGGCATGATTAGTGAATGGGACACTAACACAGGCCCTAAAGCAGGCATAAGTAGCCTTGACCCTCGTTCAGTTAGATATTCTGGATTTGATACCAATCAAGCTGTTTTAAATGCTAGTGACCAAGCTAATAAAGAGTTAATTAAGAATTTAGGCAATACTACAGACCCATTGACTGGTCAAGCAATATATAACATTAATACAGGTGATACCTTAAAAGAATCTGATCAGACCAATCCTTTGAATGTAATTAAGGCAGGATTTAGTCAAGCAGGTTCTGATATTGCAGGTTTAGGTGTTAGAGGTGCTCAATTATTAGGCAGTACTTTAGGATTTGATACTAGTGGATTGAACAAAGTACAAGACCTTTTAGCTAATTCTGCATCAACAGGTATGAACAAGCTTGTTGGTCAAGAAAAGAATGTAGCAGGAGCTATTGCATCCACCATTGAGTCTGTTGGCTCTGCAATGGTGGGAGGCCCCTTGGCCGCAGTCCCTACCATGGGTGCTATTGTTGCCAATAATTCATGGGTGGAGGGTGCTAAAGCAGGTTTAGATAACACTCAGAACGCTATTCGCACTACGTTAATGTCTTCAGCAGAGATGATAGGGGAGGCGATAGGAGTGCCGGGGATGAGCAAGCTTCTGAAAAGCCTACCTGCTACTGCCTCAACTGCAGACATGATCAATGCTGTAAAAAGCTTTGTTGGTATTCAAGCCAATGAACAATTAGCAGAACAAGTTACGACTGCCATGCAATTTGGTGTAGATAAGATTAAGGGTATTGGGTTACACCAAGATGCAAGCTTAGAAGATTATTTAAAAGCTGTTAAAGACACTGCTGTACAAACTATTTTGACCGTAGGTGGTGCTCATGCCATGGTGGGTGGTGCTAATGCAATAGGTCAGGGTGGTTCTAACTATGTAGCCACAAACGATCAAACCAATACACCTGTTACTGCTCCAACGATTACCAATGTAGGCAATGTTTCTAAAGTCAATGGTGGTATGTCAGCCAACGACACTAGCCAAAATGTTGTAAACATTACTCCTACTGTTCAAACAACAAATCAAGCCCCCACAATTGGGTCTTTGGCTTTAGCTCCATCTTTTAACCCTGATATAGCCACCGAGACTCATGTTGATCCTGAGACACAAGTAAAAACTGAAACTCAGATTGATCCTGAAACCAAAGTACAAACTGAAGTTACAACTGATCCTAATACACAAGTTCAAACTCAAACAGTTACCAACCCAAATACCAAAGTTGAGACCAAGACTGTTGTAGATCCTAAAACAAACACTAAAACAGAAGTTGTTAATGACCCTAAAACAAATACCAAGACTGAAGTCGTAACCAATCCTGATACCAAAACAGAAACTAAAACTGATACAAAAACAAATATTGTTGAAAAAACAGTAATAAACAATCAGACAAACGAACAAACAAAAACAATTACTGATCCAACAACAAACACTAAAACTGAAGTCGTAACCAATCCTGATACTAAAACAGAGACTAAAACTGATACAAAAACAAATATTGTTGAAAAAACAGTAATAAACAATCAGACAAACGAACAAACAAAAACAATTACTGATCCAACAACAAACACTAAAACTGAAATTGTTGTAGATCCTGTTACCAATACAACGACAACTACTGTTATAGACTTAAAGACTGGTGAAATTATTGATCCACCTACAGTAGTGGTCACGCCTCCCAAACCTCCTGTAGAACCTCCCAAGCCCCCAGTAGAACCTCCTAAACCCCCAGTAGAGCCTCCTAAACCTCCAGTAGAACCACCCAAGCCTCCTGTGGAGCCACCTAAGCCTCCATCTGAGCCTCCAAAGCCTCCAGTAAAGCCTACGCCTACTCCTAGCCCTACTCCAACACCTACTCCGACACCTACTCCTACAACAACAAAAACACAGCCAAGTACAGTTTCCCCATACATTCCTCAGGGTGGGCCGGGGCACATTCCCAATCCAATCGTTGAGTCCTTACTCAAGACTTACATGACAAAGAAAGCATTTCAAGATCCATTGGCTAAACTAGAAGCCTTGGCTAGAGAATCACAGCAAAGCGAGAAATCTATGATTGATCCACGATTAGCAAGCATTCTTCAACAAAGAAGTGCTCCTCAAGACTCTGGTTACTATAGGTATGGTCAAGAGCCTCAGTCTGTAGAAGATGTTTTATCTTTAAAAGATATGACAGGTCAAACTTATAAAACTGGTGGTCATGTAAAACCTTTAGCCCATCTTTCTGGTGGAGCGTTGCCTGTTGTTAACAATAGACACGACTTTAGGCAAGGTGCCCATGTAGCAGGAGAAGGCGATGGTACTTCTGACGATATTCCTGCTATGTTGGCTGATGGAGAGTTTGTATTCCCTGCAGACGTGGTCTCAGCCTTAGGAAATGGCTCTACCAAGGCAGGGACTGACAAACTGTACGAAATGATGCATTCCATTAGGGCTAGGGCTAGAAAAGCTCACCCTAGCGATTTGCCACCAAATGCATTAAAATCCCCTCTAGACTATCTGAAAGGTAGGAAAAAGTAATGGCAGACATATTTTCAGGTATTGCACCACCCAATGTCAATACTACACAAACCTCGCAGACCATAGCTCCTGCCCAGTATTTGGGATTTTTGAGTAATTTGGGTACTGCAGGAACTAGTGCTTTAAATCCTAATCAAACTCTTGAAGGCAATTTAAATGCAGGTGCTCCCTATGTTGCACCATTGTCTCAGTTGCAAAATAACATTTATGGCACTCCCGAAGGTCAAGCAAATACTCAAAATTTATTACTAGCAGGTTTGAATCCACTAAATGCAGGAGCACAAACAGCACAGAATGCATCTCAAAACATAGGTTCTAGTCAGATCAATAACTTTTTGAACCCTTACACTAATGCAGTTAACAGAAATTTAGAGACAAATACTGCACAAAATATTAATCAAAGCATCTTACCTGCTTTACAGGCCATGGGAGTATCTTCAGGTAGTACAGGTTCACAGAGGCTTATGAATGCTACTGGGCAGACCCTTGGAGGCATTCAACAAGGTTTGGGTGCTCAGGAGTCTGCCAATATGTCTCAAGCCTACAAAGATGCTGTAACACAAGCCCTCCAACAACAACAGAACCAAGGCCAAATAGCTAATGTACAAGGTCAATTAGGAACAGGGCTTGAGAGCGCAACAGTTCAGGGATTAAACGCAGGAGCAAGCTTAGGAGCACAATCACAGGCCCAAAACCAAGCACTGATCAATGCACCTTTGAATACTGCTACTAATGTGGCAGGACTTCTTAGGGGTTATACAGTACCTACAGCAACGACTCAAACCTACTCTGGCCCTGCATCTAGTTATGGGGCTTCTCCATTAGGTCAAATAGCAGGACTAGCTTCATTATTCGCAGGTGGTAACAATAGCGCTGTAAGTGGCATAAAAAGCTTGTTTAGTGGCTCTGGCAGTGGTGGTCTATTCAAGTTTAACTCTGATGGTAGTGCTGATTTAGGTGGTGGTTTGACTTTAAACTCTGATGGAACAATCAGTGGTGGATCAAGTACTTCTAACACATTTAGTAATGCCAATTCTCCAACTAATGCTGAAATTGAAGCATCTTGGGGTGATTTTGGTAAACCCAACAATCCCGGCATGATCGACTAAGGACTAAATATGGCATTACCAACTTTAAATCCTAGCGTTATTGGTGGTGGAGACCCAAGAAGAACTTATCTATCTACAAATGAGATTATGAGTCAAGTTACTGGTGCTCCTCCTATGGGACAACCTCCTGCTCAATCAGGTCAGTATGCACCTTTGACTCCTCCTGCACCTCCTGTTCAAGAACAAGCTCGTGGAGCAAGTGTAGAAACTCCATTGGCTCCATTGGCTACGAAAACAACCGAGCCATACAAGAACAAGTATGATCAAATATATGATGAAGCTGAACAATTACTGTCTAAGTCTTTAGAGCAAAAACAACCCTTTAGCAACATGGGTTTGGCTTTATCTAGAGGCTTCTTTAGACCAACTAAGACAGGTAGTTTTTTTGAATCTTTAGGTAACGTAGCTGAAGAAGTTGGAAAATCTCAAGATCAAGAAGCTAGAGAAAATGTAACTAATCTACAAGCTAGGATGGCGTTAGCTCGTCAAGGATCTGAGCGTCAGCGTGAAAAAGACATTGAAGAAACTATGGGCAACTTGTATCAGCAGACTCCCAAAGGTCTGAGGATGAGTCCAGAGATGGCTATGAAACTAGCCTCTATTACTAAAGATCCAAAGTTCTTGCAACAATTGATTGCAGAACAAAAACAAGAAGCATTGTCAACAGTTGGTAATCAATTGATTACAACCACACAATATATTAAGCCTGATGGCACTGTAGAAGCCAAGTTCAAGATCAACCCTGCTAAGTTTGGTGAGTATGTCAAGCTAACTGGAGATCCATTAGGTGCTTCTGAAAAACTTGCAGATGCTATCAAAAAAATGAGAGCAAGTGGAATGATAGGTGAAATGGGGGATACGTCCAACCCATTTGACACCTTGAAGTTGACTGCTGAAATGCTAGGCAAACAAGGTGAGGGATATAAGGGTTTGATTGACCATTACTCCAAGCTTGCACCATCCATGGATCCAGAGACTGCGGCTAAGAAAGCCACCGAACTCAACCAACAAATGCAACAGCACTTGGACAGAAACGCTCAAATGGCTAACGCCATGATGATCGCAACGACCAATCAGGCTATAGCTCAATCACAACACGCTTTTGCAAATCAATTGAAACAATCTGAAATTGATAGAAAGATTGAAGAAGCTAAAGAAAAGAAAGATTTGAAAGAAACCGATAGACTGGAAAAACTTAGAGCACAAGAAACGCCTTTGAAAGATTTAGCTTTCAAGGCTGAAAGTTTGAGAAATCACCCCGGCCGTTCTACTGGTACGTTCCCTGTTCTTGGTGGTGTTTTGTCTAAAATTCCTACATTGGAAGCTAGAGACTTTGCAAATCAACTTGAAAGTTTAAAATCTGCAAGTTTTATTGCAAACATTCAAAGCATGAAAGGTTTTGGAGCTTTGTCTAATGCTGAAGGTTCTAAGATTACCAACTTAATAACTACTCTTGATCCACAAGGATCCAAAAAAGCTTTTGATGCATCTCTAAACATGATTGATCGTTATGTAAGAAATGGTATTGAAAATATCAATAGACAGAGTAGGGGTGAAAAGCCAGTTTTCCTTGAGCCAGATGAATTATTAAAAGGTTCATCAACTTCTTCTCAAACTCCTACACCATCTCCTATGCCCCAAATAGGTGGATTCAAAATCATTGGTGTTGAAAAGGCTAAATAATGGCTGATGCAATCTACAAAGTACAAACTCCTGATGGTTCTATCTTAACGATACAAGGCCCTGAGGGTGCTACGCCTGAGCAAATAGAGAATGTTGCTCGTGAGCAATACATGGCACAAAAAGCTCCCACTGACACAAGTGGAGGAGCCGCCACTGGTGTCTTCCCACAGATGACTGGTCGTAGGCAATTGCAAGACACTGAGCGTTCTGCCAATATGCCTCAAGCTGTGGCTGAGTCTGCTCTTGCAGGATTGATGTCTGCCCCTGCCGCACTTGCTCAATTTGCCAATGTACAGGCTCCTGCTGACATAGTGCAAAGGCTTAGACAACACGCATCTGATATATCCTATCCTGCAGTATCTACAGCAGGTTCTTTGATGGGTGAGGGTGCTATGGTTGGCCCTTTAGCCATGAAAGCTTATCAAATGGCAGGCAAGATACCAAGTGCTTTAGGTAAGTCAGAGTTATTCAAATCTGGCATTGGTGGATTGACTTCTGGTCTTTTAACACCTACAAAACCTACAGATAGTTATGGTGAGTTCTTAGAAGAGAAAGTTCCTGCTACATTGGCCTCGACTGCAGGAGGTGCCCTTGTAGGTAAGGGTACGCAGATGTTGATGAATCCCAAGGTTACGCCTGAGATGCAGAAGTTGATTGATATGGGGATCAAGGAGTTTACCCCGGGGCAACTCGCAGGGCAGATCCCCTTCATTGGCAAAGCTCTTCAAAATACCGAGAAGCTTGCTACCAGTATGCCCATATCAGGTATGCTGATTCGTAACGAGCTTGAGAGCGTCAACAAGAGCATGAACAAAGCTGTTGCTAACGAAGCCTTAAAGCACATTGGCGAACAGTTGCCAAAAGGTATTGAGGCAGGCACAGAGATGATGTCTTTCTTAAATAACAAGGTTAACAACTCTTACACTAACATAGCCAATAAGATTGACTTTACGCCTAAACCAAATACCCTGTCTAATTTAGCAAGTGTTGAAGTAAATGCTTTGAGGGGTTTACATCCTGATAAAAAAGAAGAATTTGCTTCTATTATTAAAGACAATTTTTATACGCCTTTGCTTCAAGGAAATTACAAATTAACAGGCCAACAATTCAGGGATGCTGAGAGTGATTTAGGCACATTAGCTAAAGACTTAATGAGTGGTAGTGACGCACAAAATAGAAGGCTTGGTAAAGCTGTAAGGGCATTTCAAGAGGGTTTGAGGGATGAATTAGCTAATGTCAACCCTGCTCATGCCAAAGAACTTAAAGGCATCCACGAGTTCTTCAAAAGGTATTTAAGAATAGAAGATTCTGCTAGAAAGTTGGGGGCAGAAGGAAGCGTATTTACTCCATCTCAGTTTGCCTCCTCTACCCACAAGATGGGCACAAACGCCCAACAAGCCACCAGAACTGGCCTGATGGAGCCACAAGCAGAAAACATTAAGAATGTACTTGGCCCAACATTGCCTGATAGCTTTACAGCACAGCGTTTAATGACTGGGCAAGGTATGGGTAAGCTTGTGGGAGGAACTGCTGTAGAGGGGCTAAGTAACACAGTTGCAGGATTGGGTATGCCTTTGGCATTAACTGGTTCTATGTACAATCCAGTTTCTAGAAAACTATTATCTAATGTAGTTACTTCACCAAGGCCACAATTTGTTAAGAATGCCCAACCTTATGCATCTAGTGGATTGTCTGCCTTAACTGGTATGAGCAATGCACAGCCTGATTTAACAGACTTAGGGACAATCAATGTCCCTTCTAGATAATTCCTTGTAGTTGCCATTGCAAAGGAACTTTGGGGGGCGTGTGCCCCCCTTTTTTTATCCATTTCCTTGAGCATCTACAAGATCGTCAAATGCATCAAACTCTGACCTTTCTCTAGGATGCTCATTAAAAGTTAATTTCTTTGCAAAGTCTCTAACCGTCCTATACCTATGAGCATCCTCCAAAGACCTTTGAATGTGTACCAGTAGGCTTGGAAGTGTTCCTTCCCATTCCTCCCCTATTAGCTCCACAACAAACTCTTTTGGAGTCAAAGGTTACCCCTTTTGTCTTTAAGAGCTTGAGCTACTTCAACATTAAGAGTCTTAACAAAGCCAATACACATATCCCTCTCAACTCTGGCAATGTTAAAAGACGCAAACATGATCACTTTGTCTGCAAAATCCAACAACTCGTCAAAGTCGTAACCTTCTACATTGTCCATTTTTGATTGAAAAAAGACTTGTTTGATGTCTTCTTCACTTACATATTTATTTTGCATTTTTACTTCCTTTTGGTCTGCTTACTTTGCGTGGTTTGTGTTTTGCAATCATATCTCTAAGATCTGCTTGAAACTGATCTATCTCAACATCTCGAATTTCTAATTCTCTTTGTTTATAGATGTCAATTGTCTCTAAAAGAGTTTTGTTAGCCTCTCGAAGGTTTTCTATCTGTCTATCTTCTGCTGTTTCTATGAATTCAATTTCAGATTTTGTTAGTTCGATGCATTCATCAATGTAGTCAATTATGTCTTTATTGTTTTCTTCAATTGCTTTTTTTATGTACATTGTTTCTGCGACAGTAAAATACAATTCAACTTTTTTTTCCATTTTGATCCTTACTTGTGTTGATTTTTAAGTTGCCAATAGTTCAATAAAGAGAGAAACATTTGCTCACCCCTCTTTAAATCTTCTTCTGACCATTCCACTATCTTGCAAAGCCCTTGATCAATGACTGATACAAAGACATTTGCACATCTAGCTTTAGGTAATCCAAGTCCTAGCCTGTAGGCTGACAACTGGAGTAACTGCTCGTCATACGCCTCCACTTTTGATGGATCGACAAACTCTTTTGTTTTGAAGTCAATTACAATTCCGTCACCATCTTTGGTGTGGAGATCGACCTTTCCTCCAAATCCTGCCTCATGGCAGAAAGACTTTTCTGTAGACCACTCAGGAGACCCAAAATGCGCCCTGACAGCCTTGTCTACCCCTGCCTGATAGTCCATAAACTCTGCAAGCATGATCCCTTCGTAGAAGCTTTCTAAGGCTCCATGAATGGTGGTTCCACGCTCTGAGGCCATCTTTGCCTGTTCCTTAGAATCCTTTACGATTCTCTCGATAAAGTCTTTTTCAGTCTCATCACGACCTCTCGTAATGGTCATGCAAGCCAACATCATTTGATTGAGCTTCCAAGCCTCCAGTGCAGGGCGTGAGGCTACAGCCAAGACTGTAGTCACTGAGGGCACTAAGTTAAGTTTTCTAGCATCTCTTAGGGTGGTAGCCCTAGGCGAGCCATTCTTTGCTATTACGGTATAGGCAGGCTTTCCCTCCCTGTCATACCAATGTTGTGATTCTGATGCTCTAACTATCATGTTGTTCCTTAAAAAGTGATCCGTATTCTCTAACGTAGGCATCTTTTTTAGCTGTTTTGCAAAGTTTAAAAGACCATAATCCAGCTTTTTCTGGATAACAAAGGTCAAAAAGTCTTGCCAAATAAGGAGAAGAATGGTCACTAATTTTCCATTCCGTTCCATTTTCGCTAATAGCTGAATGATGTCTCAATACATGAAGTATTGTTCTTGCTGAGTAGTGTTTGAAACCTTTATTGTGAATTTTGATTGCTTCGTTACAAAAAGCGTTCCAAACGTGTTCATTTTTTTGAATCCACTCTACAAACTCATCTGAAAACAAATGTCTGTTTTCTTTGATAATGTGAAGTAAATGATCCATGATTAAAAAGGCAAGTCATCGTCTATGTCTGCCAAAGGAGAAGATTTAACAACTCCTTTTCCTGCATACATTGCCCACTCAGGGCTACCCATAATCTTGTCCTTTAGACCCTTGCTAAAAGTCTCAAATAGCACCATATCAGGATCTGCTAGTGTAAAGATCTGATTGGCGTTCACAGGCTTAGGAAGCCCTGCCTGTTTGATCATAGATGGCACAGGAGAGATGGTAGATACATTGGCATACACTTTTCCATTTACGTCCCTATGGATCACATTGAGCATACCGTATTGATTGAGGATGGACTTGAGGTCAAAGCGTTTAGCTTCGGAGTCTGTCCAAGGTTTGTTCCTCCAAGACTGTAAGTCTTTCCTGAGGGTAGCATTCTCTGCCCAAGATAGGGTATAGTTCTTAAAGATAGCCATGGGTTTGCCATCATCAGTGATCAAGGGAAGTCCCTCGTCATCTTCTCCAAAGAGTTCCCAACCAACCATAATCTTGCGTTGGACTTTGATCTCTCCCATGTACTCAGACTTCTGTGAGCCAAGGTCAATAATTCTGTAACAACGAGCCAAATGTGACCCTGCAGGTACGTTTTTAAAGGTACGTTCTTGATTGCTTTCTACATAAAAATTCATGATATATCTTTCTGAAGTTGTGTTAAAAATTTGATTACTTGTTCAAGTTCTTTTGGTGGTAAGTTTTTGGCTCTTGCTTCTATCTCCCATAAGTCTGCTTCGATGTCGTCTTGCTCGTTAAAAATCTCTTTAAAATCTTCGTAAAAAGTTCTGTTACTCATACTTCCAACTCCTTAAAATTTCTTCTGTTTTCTTGTTTGACCATTTAACTGGTTCGCTGTTGTCAAGGACTGATTGATATTGATTTTCAATGATGTAAGCTAAGTCTTTTAAAACATCTGCTTTTACAATCCAATCTACTGTTAAAAATTCTTCTGTAAACTTTATTTTGGTAATGTCTGAATTGGCATTCCATGAAACTGATAGTACTTTCAATGTGGTCTCCAAATTAAAAAATCAAATGTTAAAACAATGATTGCCAAAAGAAAGACAACCCTGCTTACTTTTTCTACAAGTTGGTGTTTGTTCATGTTTTTTCCCATGACATTAAGACAGTGACAAAAATCATGACTGCAACGCAATACAAGCTAAACCAACCAGTCCTTCTTGGTGACCAGTCGTGTTCTATGCCTAGTAAAATTGCTTGGATACGCTCTTCATCTCTATTGAGAGGACAAGGTTTTAGTTGATAGTAAGACCCAATCTTGAGTCCTGACTTAGTTGTATAACAAGGTACTTTTTCCATGTGTGCTCCAATAACCTGCTTATGCAGTACACACATCTTAGCATGATCTTAATTTAAAGTTAAGTAATACTTGATTCAATTACATGGTTATTTTTAACTATAAGTTATGGTATGATCTGTTTGTTGGTAAATTGGTTTAGCTCCGAAGGTCTCGAAAGAGGTGTACCTAACCCTGCTTTATGGGAGCCAACAACCAACACGCATGGGGATTGGGCAAATCAGGGCGAACCGTTAATCGTACTTGTGATGCTATCTTGACGGATCAGTCCCCATCCGTGTTGGCGAAGCGGTTTAGCTCCGTGGGAGAAGATATTAAAGAGTGTTGTTCCCCCTACCCTGCTCTATGGGAGCGCCAACAATTAACAAGGATAAAAGAATGAATTTAAAAGAATATTTCAAAGAAGAACCTAAAGGAGCCATCAGTGAAATGTCAAAGTATTTAGGCATCACTGCAACTTGGTTGAGTTTAATTATTCATGGGCGTAAGCAACCAAGCCCTAAACTTGCAAAAAAGATTGAAGAGGCAACCATAGGGTTAGTCACTAAAAAAGATTTGAGACCAGACATTTTTTTAATGTAAGATATTGAAAACATGGATAGGGTAGCTCCCGAAAAGACGATTCTTTCACCGTCCTTCCATTGTTTCTTTCAGTGAAAGCGACCGATGAAAGCAGGTATGCATTATTTTAATTTTCACATAGGTGACTATAAGTCACACACGCACCATTTGACCCCAATAGAAGATCTTGCTTATCGCAGGCTTTTGGATCATTATTATCTTCACGAGGAACCCATCAAACAGCGAGAAATTGCTCGTCAGATAGGCTTGCGTGAACACGAGCAAGAAGTGCTTTCAATACTCGAAGAGTTTTTTGTGTCTACAGAAGATGGGTATATTAACCATCGTGCTGATAAGGAAATTGAGGAATATCATGGCAAAAAGGAGCAAGCATCTAGGGCAGGTCGAGCATCTGCTCAACAGAGAGCCAACAAACGTACTACTGATGTTCAACAGACGTTTAACGAGCGTTCAACGGACGTTCAACCAACCAATAACCATAAACCAATAACCATAAACCATAAACCAGATAGAGAGAAAGCAACTAGCGTTGCTTGTCCACCAAATGTGGATAACCAAGTTTGGTCTGATTGGTTACAAATACGGAAATCCAAAAAACTTCCGATGACCGAAACTTCTTGGGAGCAAATACAAAACGAGTTCCGAAAATGCAACTTGTCTGACCAACAAGGAGTTCAATATTGTTGTCTGTCAAACTGGGCATCTTTCAAGACTGCTTGGTACGAAAAGAACCTTCAGGAGCAAGACTCTGGATTGTCTAAAAGGGCACAAGCTAGTAAAAAAGTTCTATCTGGTTTAACTCGTGGACTTATAGGAGAAAAAAATGTCACATTACTCGGAACTTGATTCTTGCTCTCAGGATGAGGGTCTTGACTACATTTTCACTTACATGAGTGCTGTATATGGAAGCTCTTTTGACAGACACTTTGAAACTTCTGAGCCTCAAATGGTCAGAAAGATTTGGATGGAATTGATTGGCAAATTTTTAACTTTTAAGCCCTCAATGGATTTTGCCTTGAAACACTTGCATCCTGAGTTTCCTCCCTCTGCAATCAAGTTTAGGGATTTGTGCAACTTAGGCCCATCTTTGCCACCAACACAAACCTTGATTGAGTACAAGCCCAAGATTTTTAATCAAGAAGAACAGGAAAAAGCCAAGTCTGAAGGTCTTGAAAAGATGAAAGAACTAAAAAAAATGTTTAGAGGGAGATTCTGATGTACGAAGACAATCATTTGATGTGTTCTGCCAATGGTTGCCCCAACTTTTGGACTGTCAAAATGGGTAAACCCCTATGTTCTGCCCACCAGTGGGGTGACCCTTCCGAGTGGGGTGTTATAACTTCTAGACTTAATGCTCAAAAACTTGCTACACCTCAGCCAAAGTCTATTTCAAATTATTACGAACCACTGAATGGAGACCCATTTTGAATTACTATCAAGCCCAAGATCTTTTAGACCAAATACGTCATGGACACAATGCACCACCCTTCCTCATTGACAAAGCCCTCGAACTTACAGGTGATCTGTGTGACAGAACATTATGCAAAAATGGCCATGAATCAGGGATCTATCGACCATGCGAGACTGAGAGTCAAGGAACTGGAACAAGACGAGACTGGAATGTGGGTGGGTTTGGGCAAAGCAGTAGCTCAAAGGCTCAAGGAGTTAAGGGATGAAGCTAATTGTGGGAATTGACGCAGGACTCTCAGGTGCTTGGGGGATGATTGATCTCCATGGAAAGTACTGGTCTTGTGGAGATATGCACCACGATGAGAATGGAGTCTTAGATACCGAAAAGATTTGGGATGAGATGGCTCAAGCTCGTGATGGTCAAGACATTGTCGTGGTCTTAGAAAAAGTCCACTCAATGCCAAAACAAGGATTGAGTTCTACCTTTAAGTTTGGAATGGCATTTGGAGGTGCCTGTAGCCTCGCCAGACGCTTTAAAACAGAGGTGTTGATGGTCACCCCTCAAGTTTGGAAAAAATTGCTTAAATTGAGTTCTAGCAAAGATGAAAGTTTAGAAATGGCTAGAAACTTGTTTCCTAACGCACCTTTAACCCTCAAAAAACACAATGGACGTGCAGAGGCTTTATTAATATCAGAATTTTTTAGGAGAAAAAATGATAAGTAAATACACAATTGGAAGCAAAATCCATCAAGCGCTATGCAAATTGGAAAATCTTGCGATGGATTCTTTAACACTTAGGAAGTCCATAGACTTTAAAGAATCAACAAATATTTTTGATTTACACATTATTCAACCATTGGTTAACGACCGAATGATCTCAAGGGTTGACACAGTTTATAAAATAACTCCTGTTGGCATTTCTCGTTTAGACAACATGGGTAGATTTGTTAAGAAAAAACTTCAGAGAAAAGAAAAAGTTGTATGGACAACGTACACACACAAAGAAGTTGAAGCTGTTAGACCCCATGCAGATGACCACTTTAAATGGGCAAGCAGACGAGGTAATCAACTTTTTTACAGAGATGGGAGAGTAGCAAATGTCTAGAACTATCGATCCACACGATTCAATAGATTTTATTTATAAGAATGGTGCTGTTTTTGGAATTGCTAAGTCAGAGAGAGTTTATGCTGATGAGCTTAGGAAGACAATCAAGGCAGAGCTTATGGTAGAGGCTCTAGAAAAGGGCATGGAGGCTGTCAACGCACAAGAGAGGTACGCATATAGCCACCCACGCTACAAAGCTCACCTAGGAGCCATTAAAGAGGCTTATCAGGAAGAAGAAACGCTGAGGTGGCAATTGATTGCCGCACAAGCTCGTGTAGAGGTCTGGCGTAGTCAAGAGGCCAGTAACCGAGCAGTAGACAAGGCTACGGTGTAATATGGAAAATATAAGTGATGATTTGGGAGTTGTTCGTAGAGCAACACTTATTGATTTGCCTTATGTTATTTCTTTGTCCAAAAAAGAAAGTCACAGTTTAGGTTTTATTCCAAAAATGGCTTACGAATCAGCAATTACAGGTATTAAAACAGGTGATAGATGGAGTAATGTTTGCAACGACAAAATGTTTGTTATCGAATGTAATGGTGATTTAGTAGGCTTTTGTTTGGCAAGTTTTGGAATTCCTAATGCTATTAGTAAAAAAGGAAAAATAGCTCAAATTTGTTTACAAACAGACGCTAGAAAATTTTTGCGTGGCAGAAAGCTATTAGATGTTGTTGTTGATTATGGTAAAACGCAAGGTACATTTGCTTTTAGTGCAGGTTGTGCTGATGATTTGGAATCCAATTTGTTTTGGAATGCTATGGGATGGATAAAAATTGCTTCTAGGTTTGGAATTAGCCACAAAAATACTTGGAAGCAAACAAGCAAAAGACCTATAAATGTTTACAGATATGATCCCTCAGATTTTTTATTGGCACTAGCATGAACAACAACCTGTCAGCCAAGGAGAGGGCTTACATCGGACTGGTCAAGGAACTTCCCTGTTCAGTCTGTGATGCCCCTCCCCCTAGCTCTGCACACCATGTTAAGCAGTCGTGCCAGTACACAGTCGTGGCTCTCTGTTGGGACTGCCACCAAGGGCCAACTATGGGGTGGCATGGGCAAAAAAGGATGTGGGCTATCAAGAAGATGGAGATGATGGATGCCCTAAACATCACTGTAAAAAGGGTAATAACCCTACTGCAAGGTGGGGAATTAAAATAGGTGTTTGACAAGCATTAACTTTCTGTTAAGATTCGTATCACTGGATGTCCAGTTTTATTTGAAAAGGAAATTAACATGAACGCAAACGACCTCACCCTCTCCCCAGTAGACACACTTGGCGAATTACTCGCTCGCATTGCAGAACTCACAGCACAAGCAGATGCAATCAAAGACAGCATCAAAGATAAAGCATCCATGGGTGGTGCTAAGGTAGTTGAAGGTGCTCTGTTCAAAGCCACATACATTGAGTCCAATCGCAAGACCACAGACTGGAAAGCAATTGCAGAAATTTACAACATTCCTGACGAGGTGATCATTGACAACACCAAGGTCACAGCAGTGTTCTCAGTCAAAGTAACTTCACGTTAAAGGAAATACCATGACAAGAGCAATCATCAAATCAGCAATGGCAATCAGTGAGTTGGCTTACTCATTGGACAACATCTCTACTGATGACAAAAAGCAAATTGAAGACTACACCGATGCAGAAATATTGCATGAGGCCAAATATGTTTTAGGATTATTCACCGATCCAAATGAGTCACACTGGAATGCAGAAGACTTGCGTGGAGAAAATGGCGAATCTCAGCAAAAGTGGGCTAAGGCTGAAGTACGCAAACTCCAAGCATTCATCAAAAAATATAGTTAAATCAACTGCCCCTTCGGGGGCTACAAAGGAACAATTATGAAAGACTTAAACACAATTATCCACAACGAAGATGGCGTAAGAGTATCTATTGATGAGTTTGGTGAAAACGTATGGCTTGGTCTTCAAGCTCATAATGCTACTTTTAGCACTCAATTTACTCGTGACGAGGCAGAGCAGTTGTTGGCTGGCCTACAAGCCATCTTGGCAAAAGAGGTGACAGCATGAACGACATGAACAACTTGTTTAACGAAGTTGAGGCCGAATTGCTCAAGCAGTTCAAGGCCATCACACCAGAGCAGTTGGCGGAGGACGAGCGCCGTCGGCAAGTTAAGCGTGAGTACGAGGCACTGCACACCCCCATCGAGACCGACGAAGACCGAGCCAACACCGACGAGTATCCAGAGGAGTTTGATGATGAATAAACAGGAGATTGACGAGATGATGTTTACTCGTGACGAGGCAAAACAATTGTTGTTGGCCTTGCAAAAAGTTTTGACTAAAAAAAATGATTAACAGCTTTTACAACATTATTTCATGGGTGCTCATCCTGGCAGGGGTCATGGGCGTTTTTACAATGTCAGCCATAATTTTTTGGTTAATGTACGAGGAGATGAACAAATGAAAACAACAGACAAAGAATTTGAAATGCTTGACAGACACCTTTTAGGGTGGCGTAAAAGACACATTAATAATAGATTAGAGAAAGATGTGTATGATGTTGACAAGCTGTTCATTGAATCAGGGTGGTACAGCGAGGGTCAAATAAACAACTTATTAAAGAATCATAATGAAAGAAAAAATGATTCCAAATAGAGGATGTAAATCATGAAAATTGAACTAAAAAGACTTACAAACAATGATGATGGAAGCTGTAATGCAGACCTTTACATTGATCAAGAAGGAACTAACTTTATTGTTCGTTATGGAATAATTTCTGCCCTGAAAGATGCAATTGCAATTGCTAAAGAGGAGTACACGCCTGTGGACGAGCCAAAAACAACAAAACAATCTATGAAAGAAGAGATTGAGTCTATGCGTGAGATTCTTTATTACTACGACATAGAACTTAGACAAAAGAACGAACTCATCACAAGGTTACAGAAAGAGCCACTTTCCGAGGAGAGAGTCCATGCCTTATACAGGCATGAGATGGACTGGAGGAAGTTTGCGAGAGCAATAGAGCTTGAGCATGGTATTGAGCCTATCAAAGAGTCTGAGAAAGAGTTAGCAATAACTTTTCTAGATGAAGATGGGTATTATGACTAAAGACGAAGCATTACGCCTTGCATTGAAGGCGTTGGAAAGAAGTGTGGCGACTTGTCTTGACCCATATTCGCATGAGCAAGTAAAAAGCCGTCCCGAACACTTTATTAATCAAGCCATTACTGCACTGCGTCTTGCTATTGATGTGCAAAACATGGCATCTAAATCTACCTATAAAGAACAACTAGAAACAAAAGATGAACCTGTATCGTGTGCTGAATGTGGTGTTGGTGGTGGCTATGCCCTATATTGCGTTGCGTGTGCTGAAAAGTTTATTGCACAAACAGAAACAAAAGATAAGCCTGTGGCAACAGTCATATCTGAATCGGGGGCAAATGTAACACATTCTTGGTGGCATGAACCTGCATTGCCAATTGGCACAAAACTGTACACCATCCCACCACAACGCACATGGGTAGGACTAACACCCCAAGAAAGAGATGAAATACAAGAACAAGTGTATGGCGCAGTGCCACATCATGTAGCTTTTCATCACGCCATTGAAGCCAAACTAAAGGAGAAAAACACATGAACTATAAGAACAATCTAAATACACCAGATGAGTTGATTTTAACAATTACAGACATAGTTAACTTATTAAAAAATGGTAAATTAATAAGCCACAACTTAAACATATATTTTAATCCTAAGAAAAAGTTTACTGGTCTTGATGCAGAAGACAAAATTGAAATGATGAAAAAATTTAAAACATCTAATGCAATTAAACTGATTGAAATAGTAGAACTTAGACTCAAGGATAAGAACACATGATACAATTAACAAAAGATTAAGGGATGGCAAATGAGCAAACCAATGAGCGACTTCCAAAGGCAGTTTTTAGCTAAAGGGACTGGTCAGCAGTTATTCACTGAGCACGAGTTTAACGAAAAGTTAAGCCAAAAGATGGCAGAGATCATGGCAGTAGCTATTGATACTTCAAAGACAGCAGTAATGATTGAGCGTGAGGCTTGTGCAGAGAGGGTTCAAAGCTTGGCAGACTTAGAAGATGAAGGTGAGGTATGCACAGCCCTCAAGAATGCTGTAGAGGCCATAAGAAATCGCATACCTTCTCAGAGACAGTAAATAACATTTGTGGTATAATTTGGAGAACTAAAGATGACAAAAACATCGACTATTGAATCAATTAAGACTCCTTTAATAAAAAAATCCAAAATAATGGTTCCAACTCAAATTGTAGTTGACGCAAAGACTACTAAGGCACCAGTACCAAAAACTCCAAAAACAGAAGAGGTCAGCGATTTAGAGTGGATGAATTGGGTACAGTACGCCCAAGCAAGACTTCAGTTCCTCGAAAACAAACTCTCAGAAACAAGTACAAAGCTCGAAGAACTCAAAGAGACCAATAAATCATTACAAAAGAGATTGCTACAAGGATAATAATCATTTAAACTACATACTGCATAAGACTTTAGATAGGGAATGCAACAATGACCCAATATTATTGTTAGCATCCACTAATTTATCTGAAGTAGATTAACTTAGAGGTAATGTCATGACAGTAGGTCAGAAAACAGGTGGTAGACAGGTAGGAACGCCCAACAAGGCTACGCAAGAGGCTAGGCAGGCCATAGCTTCATTTGTGGATGGAAACGCTCATAGGCTCACTGAGTGGCTCGACAAGGTAGCTGATGGAGACCCAGAGTATGAGATCAAGCCCAATCCTGCCAAAGCCTTTGAACTCTTCCAGAGCGTAGTGGAGTATCACATTCCCAAACTAGCTCGTTTAGATCACACTGGTCAAGTGGATGGTCATATGACGATAGATGTCAAAGCCAAGGAAGTGGTGGCTGACTTGGTTAAGAACATCGAACTCAAGCGTCAGTTGAAAAATGCAGACTGACATTCTGGATGACATTCAAGAATACTTAGAGAACCCAGAACTTCAGGCAAACCTAAATCATTTATCCCTAGAGGAGCTTACAGCCTTCAAATGGCACATGAGTTGGTTAGCCAACGCCCATGACCATCAGATTGTCCCTTCAGGGGATTGGTGGAACATTTGGCTCCTATTAGCAGGTAGGGGGGCAGGGAAGACCAGAACAGCGTCAGAAACAATTGGAAGGTGGGCATGGGAGACTCCTAACTCTAGGTGGCTATGTGCAGGCCCTACCTCTAGTGACGTGAGGGGAACCATGTTTGAGGGGGACTCTGGACTCCTGAATGTTATCCCCCAAGAATTGATCAAAGACTACAACAAGAGCTTTCACGAGCTTTACCTGACCAATGGCTCCTTACTGAAGGGTATCCCTGCCTCAGAGCCTGAGCGTTTCAGGGGAGGCCAGTGGCATGGTGCTTGGTGCGATGAGTTAGCCGCATGGGACTACATCACAGACGCTTGGGATCAAATCCAGTTTGCAGTACGCCTAGGCGCCAAGACAAGGATAATCTGCACCACTACGCCTAGACCAAAGGACTTGATCGTGGACTTGGTAGGTAGGGATGGGGATGATGTGGTGGTGACCACAGCCTCGACCTACACTAACCTAGCTAACTTAGCACCCTCATTCAGAAAGCAGATCCTCCAATACGAAGGCACCAAATTAGGAAAACAAGAGATTTATGCTGAAATCCTAGATCCTGAGGACACTGGCATCATTAAGAGGTCTATGTTCAAGCTTTGGCCTTCTGGTAAAGCTTTCCCTAAGTTTGAGTACATTGTCCAAAGCTACGACTGTGCAACCTCAGAGAAGACTCAGAACGATGCCACTGCTTGTATAACCCTTGGAGTCTTTAAACCCACTGATGGCCCAATGAGTGCCATGGTGATCGACTGTTGGCAAGATAGACTCCAGTACCCTGATCTACGCCCCAAGGTCAAAGAAGAGTTCGAGGTGGTGTTTGGCGAGGGTAAGGACAAGAAGAGGGTGGACTTGATACTAGTGGAGGACAAGTCAGCAGGCATTCAGTTGATCCAAGACCTTCAGAGAGCACATTTGCCTGTTCGGGCTTATAACCCGGGTCGCATCGACAAAGTCCAAAGGCTCAATGTGGTCAGCCCTGTCATAGTTCATGGTCGAGTCTGGATACCTGAGAGTGGTAAGAACAAGGGCTTTGTCAAAGACTGGGCAGAAGGCATGGTCAGCCAAGTCTGCGCCTTCCCTGAGTCTGCTCACGATGATTATGTAGATGCCATGACCCAAGCTTTGAGGTTCCTAAGGGACACTGGATGGTTAGATGTTGATGGGCCAAGGCCAGATGACTACGATGAAGACGATTATGTGGACTCAGGAATGGCTAAGTCCAAAGGCAACCCCTATGCACAGTAAGGTAGACCAAAACCCAAACCCTAGTCATAATAGGTGTATTCCCACCCTACGAGGTCAGAATGGCTGATGCACTACTAAGCGGTGTCTTGCCCGCTATTTATTCCTTTGGCGATAGGGCTAAACGCCAACTCAAAGACCTTTTGTCTAATCCATCTGGAGTGGTGCAACAAGCTTCTGGTCAACTCATTGACAATCAAAAGCAAATTGCAGACTTGCATAACCAAGCTTTTGGTGATTCACGCAATCCACTCAAAATCACAAATAGACAAGCATTCAATGAATTGGCTGACAAAGCGACCAATTCCATGATGGACATGAATGCAGGTGTGATTAAGCCTAAAACAGCAAAGTCATTAGGTCTCCGTCCCTCGGAATTTGATGCTTATCAAAAGGCTTTTGAGCAAATTCAAGAGAGTGGTGGCATTCCTAGATCGATGAAAGAAGTTGCCAAGCTTACAGGTAAAGAAGAAGACATTGCTCGTTCTATGATGACAAACCCTGTTTTTAAGGCCAAGGGATTGGAGCAAATACCTGTTAGCTCAGTAGAAGAAGCATTGGCAAATAGAAATAGATATAGGGCAGAGCCTGCAAGAACCCCCGGCCCTAAAGCCTCTGAGAAAGAATGGGCTGAATGGGGTGCCAAGCATGGTGTCAATATGAGTGTCAGCCCTGATGTGCCACTTGGTATATCTGACTTGACTACGGGCAGAGAGGTGAAGATTCCCGGCGGTCTTGAGGGCACTTTTACCATACCTGATATGTTCAAGATCAAGGCAATGAATATTGATCCAAATTCTTTGCCCAAAGATGTGCATGATCAATTGATGAAGAAGTTCATTAGGACGCATAAGATTGAAAATCCAGATGAAGTGGATATGTTCAATAGGCTGAACTTTGCTCTATTGTCTCCAAATGCTCCATTGACTCCCAACGAGTTCTTAGCACAAAGAGCTAGACTTGTGAACATGGATGAGCTAAAGGCTTTAGCAGGTCGTGTTGGAGAGCCAAACTTATCTAAGACTGCTGATTTGCAATTGGGCACTGGAGCCGCAGGTCGTGGTGGTATGGGTGTTTCAGGTACAGCAGATTTAGGTAATCAGGCAGTATTGGCTAAGTTAATATTAGATAAACCTGAAATGTTTAAGCTTCAGCCTAATGAGACTATGAGGGATGTGACCACAAGGGTTATGAATCAGGTGCCGGGTCTTGGGCCAAAGACTGCATCTTTAGGTACACCATGGTTAGACCTCGAAAAGGCCAACACTTCTGCTGTTGACTTGCATATGATCAGAAACTCATATAAACAAATGTTGGATGATCCAGATGTGGGTGAGGCATTTAGGGGAAGAATGTCAGCACTTTTGGGTACTAAACCTACTACAAAAGCAATATTAGAAGCAGATCCTAATAAAGTAGAAGATGCCGCCATAAACGTAATTGGTGGCACACAAATGGGAAGAATGTATAGATTGAAGAGTGGTGAACTCAATGATATTCCTAGTGTTGCAACACCAGAAAAACTTGCTTATGAGCCTAAAACATTTCAAGATTTCAATCCTTTCTACAGCAAAGTAGTTGATTATGTTGATCAGTCAAGAGGTCAAAATCCAATATTAGAGTTGTTTCCTGAGCAATGGCGTAAATGGGATATGTATCGTGGGCGTATTGAACCCCATGAGTTTGCCCACCCAGACTTTAGAAAGCTTCCAAGGCAATCATGGTCTGAAATGGCTGATGCATTGCAAGCACATAAGAATGCAGGATACACACAAGCTAATTCTCCAGTAATGAAAAAAAGTGATTGGCGTGAGCTTTATTATGGAGGCCATTTGCCTTTGCCAATCTTAGGTGCAGAAGCAATTAGAGAAGCACAGCCTGAGCCTGAAATGAAACGTGGTGGAAGTGTGTCTATCAGTAGTAACCCTGACACCATGTTTATGGAACTGGCAGACAGGAAGTTAGCTAAAGGTGGTGCAGTCCTTAGCTTAGAGACCAATCTGCCTGCCTTACCTAAGACAGACTATCACTCAATAGACAAGTTAATGGCACACATATCTAAAGAACACAAAATACCACCACAAAAGCTACACGATGACTTTGTTGCAAAGCACCATATGACACCAGATACATGGATTAAAAGGAAATAATTATGGCTACTGAAATGCCTATTGAACAAGACTACCAACGCTTTGTCGATGGCGTGTCTGAGCCTGCAGAGGATGGTAGCGTCACTGTTGACCTACCTGAGGAAGAGATGGACATCGAGGAACTGCCTGATGGCTCTGCAATTATCACGACTGATGACTACCAAGGCCCTGAGGAGGACGAGGACTTCTACCAAAACTTGGCTGAGGAGTTTGATCCCTATGAGCTAAACCGTATTGCTATGCGTTATGTAGACCTCGTAGAGAACGACAAGCAGAGTCGTGAGGAGCGAGACAAACAGTACGAAGAAGGATTGAAGAGAACAGGGTTGGGTAAGGATGCCCCCGGAGGGGCTAACTTCCTCGGAGCTTCCAAGGTAGTCCATCCCATCATGGCTGAGGCTTGCGTAGACTTTGCCTCCAGAGCCATCAAGGAGATGTTCCCACCTGATGGCCCAACTAGAACAAAGATTATTGGTGATGTTGACAAGAAGAAAGTTGAAGTAGCAGAGCGTAAACGTGACTACATGAACTGGCAGTTAACAGAGCAAATCGAAGAGTTCAGGGACGAACAAGAGCAGTTACTGACCCAACTTCCTCTTGGTGGCTCACAGTACCTCAAAATGTGGTATGACGAAGGCAAAAAACGTCCCTGTACAGAGTTTGTGCCCATAGATAACATCTACCTACCCTATGCCTCAGGCAACTTCTACACTGCCCAAAGGGTGACTGAGGTCAATACCATTACCTCTTGGGAGTTCCAACGAAGGGTGGACTCAGGTCTCTACAGAGACATCAGTATGATCAGAGCGTCTGCAGAGCCTGAGATGAGCTACGCTGAAAAAGCAAACGCCAAGATCGAAGGTAAGAAATTTCAAGACAATGACGATGGAGTCAGGAACGTATTCCACATCTATACATGGCTAGAGATGGATGAAGACAGACGCACTAAGGGCGAGACTGCTCCTTACATCATGATGATTGATGAGTTAGACATGAAGTGCGTTGGCCTCTATCGGAATTGGGAAGAGGGCGATGAGACCATGACCAAGTTGGATTGGCTTATAGAGTTCAAGTTCATACCTTGGCGTGGAGCTTATGCGATTGGATTGCCTCATCTCATTGGGGGACTGTCTGCGGCTCTCACAGGATCGCTTCGTGCTCTCCTAGACTCTGCACATATCAACAATTCAGCAACAATGTTGAAGATCAAGGGTGCGAGGATGTCTGGTCAAACCCAACAAGTTGAGGTCACTCAGGTGGCTGAGATTGAGGGTGCCCCGGGCGTTGACGATGTACGCAAGATAGCCATGCCCATGCCTTTTAATCCTCCTAGCCCAGTGCTGATGGAGTTGTTGGGTTGGCTCACAAATGCGGCTAAAGGGGTGGTGTCCACCTCAGAAGAGAAGATTGCAGAAGCAGGCAACAATATGCCTGTAGGAACAGCCCAAGCCCTTATCGAACAAGGTGCTCACGTCTACTCAGCCATCCATGCCCGATTGCACGAGTCACAAGCTCGTGTCTTGAAAGTTTTGGGTAGGCTGAATAGATGGTATCTAGATGACCAAAGACGTGGTGAGATGGTCGTTGACTTGGACATCCATAGGGAAGACTTCAAGCGAAACACTGATGTTATACCAGTCTCTGATCCACATATTTTCTCTGAAACCCAGAGAATGGCTCAGACTCAGGCTGTGATGTCCATCATGGCTCAGTACCCACAAGCTTTTAACCAAAAGGCAGTGCTTGAGCGATTTTTGAAGCAGATGAAGATACCTCAGATCAATGAGTTAATGATCATGGAGCCTGTAGAGGACATGATTGATAGCTCACAAGAGAATGTCTTGATGATGACTGGTCAGCCTGCTAAAGCATATGACACCCAAGATCACCTTGCTCACATACAAAGTCACTTAGATTTCTATCAAAATCCAGTGTTTGGTGGTGCAAACCCATTGATCATGCCTTCTTTGATACAACCTATGGTCACTCATATACAACAACACTTTGGTATGTGGTATCAATCTAGGATGAATGAGTATGTTGAGAAGGCCATGAGGGGCAAGATGATTGACTACGACAACCCTGAGATTACTCCCAAGGCTGACAAACTGTATGCATTGGCCTCTCAGCACGTCCAACAAGACTCTGAGCAGACATTTGCCCACGTTATGCCCATTTTCCAACAGATGATGCAACAAATTCAGCAATTAAAACAGCAAGCACAGCCCCCAATGGACGCTGACGCTCAGGCTTTGGTGCAAACTTCTATGGCTGAGACACAGCGTAGGGCACAAAAAGACCAAGTTGACGCTCAAATGGCTCAAGCCAAGCTAGTTAATAGCCAACAATTGGAACAAGCCAAGCTAAAAGCTGATGCTGACAAGTTTATGGCTGAAAAACAGATGGATTTAGCTATAAATACTGAAGATAACCGCACCAAAGAGCGTATTGAATCTGCAAAATTGACCCATGAAGGGGGCAAATTGCAACACGAGCAGGTGAAAACTGCACTGGGACTTGAAAACCAAGCTCAGAACTTTCTAGGAGGACAAAATGTCTAGTGATGCAGAGCAAAAAGGCGAATTAGTTCGTCAACACAAGCGTATCGCTATGGGCGAAAAGCTTGATGGCACATCTTTAAAGGGCAAAGGCGATACAAAGCCAACTAAACCACAAGGAGGACTAGCACAAGCAAAGAAAAAATAAATGATCTCTATAACTCAAGTCATCAGCGTTACTAAGGCACGCCAAGCTGAAATAGCTTTTTCTCTTGGAGCAGGAAATGCTTCTACATGGGAAGCGTACCAACGTATGGTGGGTATTTATTTGGGGCACCAAGAAGTTTTGGATGCCATTAACAACTTGTTAGATCAAGAAGAGGAAAAAGAGAATGAGCGATAGCACCGTAGCTTCTAGCGAAGCTGAGATAAATTGGGCCTTTCCAGTTGTAGATCCGGGAGCGAAGCCATTAGGTGGAAGAATCTTAGTTCAACTCAGAAGAACTAAGACGAGAACGACTAGTGCAGGGATCATTTTGGTTTCAGAGACCAAAGAGACTGAAAAGTGGCAAAACATGGTAGCTAAGGTCATTGAGATTGGCCCTCTAGCATTCAAAAACCGAGACACTATGCAAGGTTGGCCTGAAGGCTCATGGTGTGAGGTTGGAGACTACATCCGTGTCCCAAAATGGGGTGGTGACAGGTGGGAAGTTGAAGTTGAGGGTGAAAAAGACGAGGATAAAGCCTTGTTCATGATCCTAAACGACCACGAAGTCATAGCCAAAGTCACTTGTGATCCACTAGCAATGAGGGCGTTCATATGAGCACAGAAACAACAGAAAAGTTAGACATTAACGTAAAAGAAAAGGTTGATGGTTCAGCATTGGTCGATCTTCCTGAGGATTTAATGCCTGAGGAAGAAGAACAAAAGGCTGAGGGTGGTTCAGTTCCTGATGATGGTGGAGAAGACCATCCAGATGACACCCAAGCCATTCGTGATGCTAGACGAGCAAAGCGTAGGTACAAGAAAGAGATAGCCAAAGCCACTTCTAGCGAGAAGGAAGCCCAACTGAACCTTCTTAGAAGACAAAACGAGGCTCTTATGGGGCGTCTAGCAGTTGTGGAGCACAAAACCCACAGTGCAGACTTAGCTCGTATAGACAAGGCTATTGAAGACCAAGAGCTTAGATTGCAGTATGCCAAGATGAAGATGTCTGAGGCCATGCAAGTAAGTGATGGTGATGCTTTTAACAAAGCACAAGAGATGTGGGACGAGACTAGGACAGCTATTAGAGACTTAAAAGGCTTTAAAGATGCTCAGGTCAGACCACGTCAAACTAACAATATTCCTGATCCAAAGGTTCAGAAGCACGCATCTGACTGGATGGAGAGGAATTCTTGGTACAACCCCAATGGGACTGATACCGATTCAAGAATCGCCAAAGTAATTGACGAAGACCTCGTCAAAGAGGGTTGGAATCCTTCTGATTCCGAATATTGGGATGAGTTAGATAATCGCTTGTCAAAGCGTATCAACCCTAGATACAATGACGATATGGACGGTAAACCGTTTGTTAAGAGACCAAGGAGTGTGCAGACTGGCACTGGACGTGAGACTGTTTATGGTTCTTCTAACCGAACTCAAATCACGCTAAGACCCGAACAGGTTCGAGCGATGAAAGATGCAGGTTTCTGGGATGATCCTCAGAAGAGAGCCAAGATGATCAAGCGATATGCCCAAGAAGCTAGAAATAACACTTAACTAAGGAATCAAACAAATGGAATCACGTTTAAAAAAATCTTTAACTGCAGGTGGTCGTGAAAGTCGTGCTAGTCAGGATACCACTAGATTACCTCCAGAAGAGAAGTTCATGAGCGCACAAGAGCGTCGCAAGATGTGGAGTGAGGAATGGACACAGAGTGCTTTACCCAAAGTACCTGAGATGCCGGGGTGGCATCTGTGTTGGCTGTCAACTACCAACAGCTACGATAGCATTGATAAGCGTATGAGATTAGGTTATATCCCTGTGAAAGCAGACGAGATGCCTCATTTTGAGAATTACAAAGTCAAAGCAGGAGAGCACATTGGTTTTATTGCCTGTAATGAAATGATCTTGTATAAACTTCCTATGGACATTTATCAAGACGTGATGTTACAGATGCACCATGAGGCACCCAATGAGGAGGCTGAGAAGATCAGAGTCCAAGTTGAGCAACTTCAAGGAACAGACAGTTCAGGCAGAAGTCTTACTGACATTGAAGGCGATGGTCTAAAGCAGTTAAGCCGAAAAAATGTTCCCGATCCCATATTTCATGGGTGAGGATTTTTAACAAGGAGTTATTATGTCATCAACTAACGCTCCATTTGGTTTACGTCCTGCGTTCCACCCCTCTGGTCTGGATCGTGCTCAGGCGTTAGCCAATGGAATTACGTCTGGTTATTCTTCAAATATCTTGAAGGGTCAGCCAGTAAAATACAGTGCATCAGCAGGTGTCATCGTAGTCGCATCAGCAGGAGCCGCATGGTCTGGGGCTTTCGCAGGTGTCGAGTGGACTGATTCTACTGGTCGTAGGCGTGTAAGTAACTATTGGCCTGCCAGTACTACTTTCCTCACAGGTTCATGTGTGGCCTATTTCTACAACGATAACAATATCGTTTATGAAATTCAGTCAGATGCAACCATCGCTCAAACCTCTATTGGTATTGAGTACAACTTCTCCAATACAACTGCAGGTTCTACTACTACTGGCTTGTCTGCTTGCACCTTAGGTGTATCGACAGCAATTGGTAGTGGATCACAAGGTGATATGAGAGTTGTTGATATAGCCCCCTATCCAGATAATGCATGGGGTGATTCATATGTAGTGCTTAGAGTAGTGAATGCTTATTCACAATTCTTTGGTAACTTCACTTCAGTAGCATAAGGAGGACTGAACCATGGCCGCACCAATGCGAAGTACGGACTTTAGATCCATCGTTGAACCCATTTTGAATGAGTGCTTTGATGGCGTTTATGACCTCCGAGAAGATGAATGGTCTCGTGTTTTCCGTGAACAAGAGGGCATTCCTAGAAACTACCACGAAGAGCCAGTCCTTTATGGATTTGGAGCCGCACCCCAACTGCCTGATGGAACACCAGTGTCCTATCAGCAAGGTGGTGTACTCTTCCTCCAACGCTATGTATACAATGTGTATGGCCTCGCCTTCGCATTGACCAAAGTGTTGGTTGAAGACGGTGACCATATTCGTATCGGTCAAGTGTATGCTCGACATCTCGCTCAGTCATTGATTGAGACTAAAGAAACTCTCTGTGCAAATATTTTGAACAGAGCATTCAATAGTTCTTATGTTGGTGGTGATGGCGTATCGTTGATCAACACTGCTCACCCAATCGTGAGTGGATCGTTCAGCAACCAATTGGCTACATCAGCTAATTTGTCTCAGACATCTCTTGAACAGATGTTGATTCAGATTCGCCAAGCTGTGGACAACAATGGTAAGAAGATTCGTTTGGTTCCACGACAACTTGTAGTGGCCCCCGGCAATATCTTCCAAGCTGAAGTACTGTTGAAATCTGTGTTGCGTACTGGTACAGCAAACAATGACTTGAATCCTATTAAGTCTATTGGCTTGCTTGACGAGGGTGCCGCAGTTATCTCCAGATTGACTTCTGCCACTGCATGGTGGGTACAGACTGACGCTCCTGAGGGCATGAAGCTCTTAATGCGTAGACGTTTGGAGAAGACAATGGAAGGTGACTTCGAAACGGACAGCATGAGATATAAAGCCACCGAGCGTTATATCCCCGGCTTTACCGATCCTCGTGCCCTTTACGGTACAGCAGGCGTTTAAGCCTAGAAAGGGAGGGGGTCAAACCTCTCCCTATTTTTTTATTAACTTGTCAAGCTTTTCAAGGAGAAGACAAAATGCCTCAATTTTCAGATGATCTATTCTTAGGCCCTGCCCAAACTTACATGGGTACGGGTATTCGCCCCTACACAACCACATTTACTGGCTCAATGTCTACTACGACATTGACCGTGACTGCATTGTTGCAAGGCGCACCAATTGTCATTGGTATGTATGTTGACGGTACTAGCGTGACCGACGGTACATACATTACTGCTTTTGGCACAGGAACTGGTGGTACTGGTACCTATACCATTAACCAATCAGTAACTGCATCAAGCACCACAATGATTGCTCATGGCAACATTGCATTTGATGATCCATCTCCAATGGATTTAGGTATTGGCCCATTGGGTCGTATCTATGTTTGGGATGTGGCGCCTCAAGCAGCAGTGACTAACAACATTGCTGCGTCGCAGACAACAACAACCGCTGGTCAAGCGGTCACACTAACAGCAGGCACTTCAGTTAAATCTGTTGTACGCCAAGACGGTACAACTGTATTGCAGTTAGATTTACCTCGTGCTGTCAAAGTAAATTCTTCAACAACTGCTCGTGCATTCACCGTCACTGGTTATGACTATTATGGTCAACCTATGAGTGAATTGATCACTGTAGTAACCGCAGCAACTGCTGTCACTGGTTTGAAAGCGTTCTTCCAAATCTCTGGTATCACAATATCAGGTTCTGCAACTGCTGTTGTAGTCGGTACAAGTGATGTGCTTGGTTTGCCAGTTCGTGTGTTTAACGTAGCATACATTGCAAGCGTTAAGTCAAACAACACATTGGCGCAAGACGCAGGCACTTTTGTTGCAGCAGACACTGCTACAGCAACCACAGGTACTGGTGATGTTCGTGGGACTTATGTACCAGCGACTGCATCAAACGGTATTGTTCGCACAGTGATGGGTATATTGTGCCCAGGTATTGCAGTTGGCCCTAACGCTACTCGTGTTGGTGCTCTTGGTGTCAACCAAAACTTAGTATCCTAATAGGAGGCCAAAATGGGACAATTTAAACCAATGGTGAAGATGGAGACCACTGAGCCTTCAGTTGAACTGAAGCTCAAAAAAGGTGGTCATGTTTCCATGAAGAAAAAGTCTGAGCATGGTCACAAGATGATGGATGGTGGTATGGCAGGGCCAATGATGGCTCGTGGAATGCCTCCTGCTATGATGGCTATGGCTCCTAAAAAGCCTCCAATGGCTATAAGACGTAGGGCTATGACAGCCATGCCTACTGCTATGCCTACACCTGTGATGAAAAAAGGTGGAGAAATGGAGTCACCAAAAGAGCACAAAGCTGAAATGAAAGAAATGGGCAAGATTGAGAAAGAACTCAAGCACCATGAATCCATGAAGGCTAGTAAAGCTCATAAGGGTCTCAAGTCAGGTGGACAAGCATCAGGTGAGATGATTGATGCTGATGAAACCAAAACTACCATGAAAGGCAATTTAAAGCCTTACGAAAAAACTAAAATGGATACTTCCAAGAAAGACAGTGCTCATGGCACTGGTTCTGTTAAGAAAGGCAATGGAGGTGGTTACAAGAAGGGTGGATCTATTAACTCAGAGACTTCTTCTGGTGATTACGACACAACTTTGGTTCATCAAGCCAAGCCTGACAATGCTAATGGTACTGGTGGCGTAAGAATGTCCAACGCAGGTGGTTTTAAAAAGGGTGGAAAAGCCAAATATGCCATAAGTGGTAACGTAAACAAGTACGCTGTTGACAATGTTGTTGGAACTCCTAAGGGCGTGACCAATACAACAACTGGTGCTGTTAAAGAGTCAAATGGTGGTGGTTACAAGAAAGGTGGTGCATTAAAAAAGCACTTCGCCACGGGGGGCAGTGTTAATCGCACTGGTCATGCCGTGGCAATGCCACAAGGACAAAAGCCTGCATCTAAGCCAGTTCACATAAACCAATTATCTGGCACCTTTAAAAAGGGTGGTAAGGTCATGAAGTTTAGTGGTGAAGAAGGCAGTGCTGTTTCAAAGCCTCCAGTAAATGACTTATCTAAAGGTGCTTTTGACAAGACACTCCAAGGTGTATACAACGAAGATATGGATACTGCTAAGTACATTAGAAGTATTCCTTCAAAGATATACCAAGGAGCTAAAAATCTGATGGGTATGAATGAAGCCAAGCCTGCAGGCAGTGTTACCAAGAGTAAAGAATCGGTAACTGTAACACCTGCTAAAAAGCGTGGTGGTAGTATTAAGTGTTAAGCAAGGTGGGGGCTTAGGCTCCCACTCTTCATTGGAGATAATTATGGCAATTACAGCCACATCGCAAACAATATTTGATGGCGAGAGAATCGCTATTATGAAATTTTATGCAACAATGACTGCGACCGAAAATGAGTCTGCTGTTGTAAAAGTTAACCCTGCAAATTTAACTGCATCTAATGCAGGTGGTGCTTGTGATGCTGTAAGCATTCTTAAAGTAACTGCATTAACGCATGGACTTGAGGTTCAGATGAATTGGGTTGCAACAGCACCTGTAGTCATTGAGACTATTCCACAAAATAATGCGTACACGCAAGATTATTCAAGTTTTGGTGGATTAACAAACAATTCAGGATCAGGAAAAACTGGATCTATTTCTTTTACTACTTTAGATGGTGGTGCAGGAGATTCGTATACAGTCATTCTTGAAATGCAAAAACATTACGTCAATCCTATGGGCTAATCATGCCAAGCAAATCACCTGCTCAACATAAACTGATGGAAATATCTGCCCACACCAAGGGTGGATATGGTGGCGTACCACAAAAGGTAGGCAAAGAATTTGTTAAGGCTGATGAGGGTAAGAAGTTTGCCAAAGGTGGACTTTATGCCAATATTCATGCAAAACAAGAACGTATAGCCCATGGTTCTGGTGAACATATGCGTAAAACAGGATCTAAAGGTGCTCCAACTGCAGATGCTTTTAAGCAATCAGCTAAAACTGCAAAACATAAGGGGGGTGGAAAAGTCTGCCCTTGTTGGTAATGGCAAAGAATCCTTCATTAGCAATAGGTCGTGGCGAGAAACTTCCTGTAAGCAAGGGAGCAGGTTTAACAGCCAAAGGTAGGGCTAAGTACAACAGAGAGACTGGAAGCCATTTAAAAGCTCCACAACCTCAGGGTGGTGCTAGGAAAGATTCGTTTTGTGCAAGGATGTCAGGGGTAGTTGCTCACGCAAAGGGAGATGCTCCAAGAGCAAAAGCATCACTCAAGCGTTGGAACTGTTCTGGTTGGTAAGGAAAACAAATGGCATACTCAGGTACAACAGGTCAAACAGTTGTCAGCGTACAGACAGTTATTGATCACGCTGTGCGTAGGTGTGGGAAGTTAGCTGAGGAGATTACGTCTGAACAGCAGATAGCCGCACGAGAGAACCTGTACTTTCTTCTGTCCAACATGATGAACAGAGGTATTCAGTACTTTGCTGTTACTAAGTTAGTCCTTGGATTAAATGCCAATCAATATATGTACAACTTGCCTGCAGGGGCAAATGATGTATTGAATGTTCTCTACAGAACAATGGCTAGACCTAATGGAAACTACACCTCTAGTGCAGGTGGTTCAGTTGCAAACATCTATGATGGCAATGTAGACACTTATGCACAGCAATCTTCAGCAAATGGTAACTTTACAGTAGTCTATGGAACTAATGACCCACAATATATTGGCTCTATTGGTTTCATGCCTTACATTTCTGGTGGTGGTAGTGCAACTTGGAACTATACGCTACAGAGTTCAAGTGATGGAACAACATGGACTACGCTATACACTGGTACTAATGTCGCTGTGACTGATTTGCAGTGGGTGTGGCAAGACATAGACCCCGGGGCCAACGTAGCTTACTACCGTATGCAAGCCACTGGAGGGACTACCTTAGCTCTTCGTGAGCTTTATTTTGGCAACAACAGTCGTGAAATCACGATGTCTAGGCTAAATAGGGACGATTACACCAATTTACCTAATAAAAACTTTACTGCTAATCAGCCATTTCAATTTTACTTTGAGAGAAACATTCCATATCCTACTTTGGCTCTATGGCCTGTGCCAAATACCTATTTTGTACAGATGACTGTATGGTATTCAGCCTATATTCAAGATGTTGGATCACTTTCTGGTCAATTAGCTATACCTCAGAGATGGTATGAAGCAGTTATTTTTATGTTAGCCCATAGGATGAGTTTGGAATTGCCAACAATTGACCCAACACGCATACCTTATTTAGAAAAAATGGCTGATAAATTCCTCTACGATGTTGAGCAAGAAGAGAGGGATAAAAGCCCTGAGTACTTCAGCCCAAACATTTCAGTTTATACGAGGTAAAAAGTATTACTATGACTACTACCTCAGTATATTGGATCAAAGCACCTCATCACTCTGATATGTTTTCAGAGGGGTATATTGGTGTGTCCAAAAATGCTGAGAATCGTTGGAAGTATGGGCATCATTGGGCATTCAAGCAAGGCAAGCACGATAACCCAATATTAGTCAATGCTGTCAATAAGTATGGTTGGGATAACTTGGTCAAGCAAGTTGTTTTAATTGCAGATGAAGATTACTGTTACGACATTGAGAGCAAGTTGCGTCCTTCTGAGAGTATTGGTTGGAACATCAATGTAGGTGGCACAAAACCTCCTGTTACCAAACCTAGAGGGGTAGACTACGTTAGCCCATTAAAAGGCGTACCAAGACCCACACCTTGGCTTGTTGGCAAATCTAAGCCTATGCCAGAAAACTTTGGCAGTCTTGGTGGCAAAGCAGGCAAGGGTCGCAAACAAACGCCTGAGCAGATCGCCAAGCGTGTTGCATCTCGTAGGGCTACATTACTAGCGCAAGGGAGAACTGTGTAATGGGAATCTTCTTAGACACTCTTGGCAACGCAACATTATCTATTGCAATTTGCGACAGGTGCAAGATGAAGCGTGCTCATTCGGTGATGAGGAGCGACCCAAACTTTCCCGGACTTCGTGTGTGTGACCAAGGCTGTGCAGATAATATGGATCCCTACAGGTTAGCCGCACGCCCTACAGAGAGAATAACCATACGCTTTCCTCGTCCAGATGATAGTATTGCAGTTGTTCCAGATGCAATTGAGACCACAGGAACTACCCAGTATGACTTGTCTCCAGAACAAAATACTCAGACCCCACAACAAAATGGTAACTTGGACACTTTGAGTCCATCAGCAGGACAATGACATGGCAAATGTAACCATCACGCAATTACCAACAGCAAGTGCTCTAACAGGCACTGAGGCAGTTCCAGTCGTTCAAAATGGGGTAACTGTACAGACAACCACAGGAGCTATCCAAGCTACTTCTAACCTGTCTACTTACCCCTTCTTGATGACTCAAGCTACAGGTGCTTTGGGTTCATCTAGATACATCACCACAGGTGCAGGAATGACCACTGTAGATGGTGGTGCAGGCTCTACTTTTGCTATTAACTTGGTTGGTGCTCCTTTGGCCTTGGTGACCTCTGGAACAGGTTTCCAAGTTAAGACAGGCAGTACCACATTGATTAACAGATCAGTTGCTGTATCTGGCTCAGGGCTTTCTATATCTAATGGCAGTGGTATTAGTGGTGACCCTACAATTAGTTTGTCAGGGATTATGGCTAATTTTGCCTCAGTTTCAGGCACAGGACTGTTAACTGTAAGTGGGACTGTTGTTAGTCAAACAACCATTACAGGTACTGCCAATTCAATTACTATTACCAATGGTAATGCCTCTGGTGGTGCTCCAACAATTGCAATTGCTGACAACCCTGTTTTAACAGGTACTTCAGGATTGACTATCCCTGCAGGCACAACTGCTCAAAGATCAGGCTCTAATGGTACTTTAAGGTATAACACCTCAACAGGTACCTTTGAGGGTTATGCTAATGGAGCTTGGGGCGCAATAGTAACAGGTTCTGGCGTAACTTCTATTGCAACTGGAACTGGTTTAACTGGTGGCCCAATCACATCTATAGGTACTATTTCTTTAGCCAATACTGCTGTAACGGCTGGTGCTTATACCAATGCAAACATCACTGTTGATGCTCAAGGTAGGATTACTTTAGCTGCGAATGGAAGCGCTGGGGGGGTAACAACGTTTCAAACATCACTGAGTGGGTTAACACCTTCAACTGCATCTACTGGAGCCATTACTTTGGCTGGTACTTTGGGTGGTTCAAGTGGTGGAACAGGAGTTAATAATGGTTCTAGCACAATCACTATAGCAGGTAACTTGACCCATTCAGGTGCTTTTACGCAAAGTTTTACGGCTACAGCTAACACTGCGGTAACATTACCAACAAGTGGAACTTTAATTTCAAGCGTAACCGCTTTGTCAGGTGCAGTTACAGGAACGCCATCAAGCACAACTTATTTGCGTGGAGATGGTACTTGGGCAACTATAAGCACAAGTTCAGGAACGGTTACTTCAGTATCGTTTACAGGTGGAATAATATCGGTGGCAACGGCTACCACAACCCCTGCTTTGACAGTCGCTGGTACTTCAGGTGGTATTGTTTATTTCAGTTCAGCAAGCACATGGGCATCTAGCGCAGTATTAACTGCGAATGCCATTATGATTGGAGGGGGTGCAGGTGTTGCTCCAAGCACCATAACAACTGGAACTGGTGTTGTTACTGCTTTAGGCGTGAATACAGGCTCTACAGGAGCTTTTGTAGTCAATGGTGGGGCATTGGGTACACCAAGCTCTGGAACCGTTACAAACCTTACTGGAACCGCCTCTATCAACATCAACGGCACTGTAGGCGCAACAACTGCAAATACAGGAGCGTTCACAACGGTATCAGCAACTGGTGTAATAACATCCACTTTGGCAACTGGTACTGCACCGTTCACGGTAGCTAGTACGACTCAGGTGGCTAACTTGAATTCTGCAACTTCTGGAACTGCAACAAATGCAACCAATGTGGGATTGTCTGCAGGTACTGGGGCAACAAATTACTTGACATTTAGTGCATCTGCTACAGGTAATCAACCTCTTACAACAAACACATTATTGACTTACAATTACACAAATAATGCGCTCACAGCAGGCATCAACGGAGGAACATTCTAATGGCACAGTCAGGCTATACACCAATCATAACGTACAACAGTGGCACGACCACAAATGTACCTTTAGCGGCTAATTTAGCATCGGGTGAGTTAGCAATTAACTACGCTGATGGCAAATTGTTCTATAAGGATAGTGGTGGAGTTGTACAAACTATTGCATCAAAAGCAGGCAACATAAATGTTTCATCATTTAGTGCAGGAACAACTGGTTTAACCCCTAACACAGCAACAACTGGAGCAGTAACGCTTGCTGGAACATTAGCTATTGCAAATGGTGGCACAGGACAGACAACAGCATCTGCGGCTTTTAATGCTTTGTCTCCTATCACCACAACAGGTGATTTGATTCTTGGTAATGGAACTAATAGCGCAACAAGATTGGCAATAGGTGCTAACACATACATTCTGACATCGAATGGAACTACAGCTTCTTGGGTAGCTCCTACTGCTGGCGTTTCTTTATCCGCCAACAATACTTGGACGGGCACACAAACATTTAACGGTACGTCAAGCATATTTGGTACGGTGTTGCTCGACTCTGCTGAAACTGTCAATGTGGTAGCTTCTGCCCCATCTTCAACAACTAATTACTATGTTCAAAGCGGATCAGTTCAGTATTACACATCTAATGCAGCGAACAACTGGACGCTTAATATTGCGTTTTCTAGCGGAACGTCATTAAATACGGCATTGACTACAGGCCAATCAGTCACGTTTACTTTAGTCACAACTCAAAGCACTACGGCTTATTACAACAGCGCAGTCACAATAGATGGAACATCAGTCACGCCTAAGTGGATTGGTGGTGCGCCTACTGCGGGTAATGCGTCAGGATTTGATGTTTATAGGTTTGCCGTTATCAAGACTGCAAGTGCAACATATTCTGTTTTAGCTTCATTAACACAGTACAAATAATCATGCCATTACAAGAAACATCAGGTAATTCAACGCAAGACGCTTATGGTGGCGGTGCTGCAGCGGTTGTTAATTACATCGAGGATGTGTTTAGCACTTACCTTTACACTGGTACAGGTGCAGCACAGACAATTACTAATGGTATTGATCTAGCTGGTAGCGGTGGGATGTTATGGTTGAAATCTAGGAGCAATGCTTATTCTGCGTGGATTACAGATAGCGCAAGGGGCGTAAGTAAAGGTTTAGCTCCTTCACGCACATCAGCACAAACAACAGATGCTAGTGCGGTAACGGGATACACCGCTACTGGATTTACTTTAGGAACTGATGGCGGGGGTTCTAGTAATACAACAGGGTCAACACAAGTCTCATGGACATTCAGAAAACAAACTAAGTTTTTTGATGTTGTGACGTACACGGGGGATGGGGCTAACAGAACAATATCACATAATCTTGGTTCTGTTCCTGGTTGTATTATTATTAAAAAATATGCTGGTTCTACATCTAATTGGGGTGTTTATCATACTTCTGTAGGTAATGGAACTTGTTTGTTTTTAGATGACACAGGAACAGGCGTAACAA